TGGGATAGATACAAGAAAATTATCACTGACTTCTTAGATTGGGATGCTGGTAGACAAACCATAACTTGGGCTAAACATGTTAATCAGCTTCTCAGTCATGCCGAAGACAGTATACCTAAATATTATAACATCCAAATAGAAGCATTATGTTACTACAATGCTTTCAGAAACTGGCCTATCAACAAGGCAACTGTCTCAGGAGAATTGGATGACGAAAACTTATCAATACTAATTTCTAAATCTTATATAGAACAAATCGGTTATCTTACACCGGAGGGTTATTGGGATTTTAATTGGGAACAAGATAGGTTTGTAATTAACGGTATAACGTATAAGCCTTCTGGAGATACTCAGACTGCTCAGGCAAAGGATGAGGCTTTAGTTTTCATGGTTATCCTAAAGAGAGACCGAGATACCAAAATCGAATTTGTAGATTAAAAATTAAGTATATGGCAAAGATGTTAGTACTGAGGTGGACTCCAATTACTACTTCCAGTGGAATCTGGTTTGATAGTAATCTGGTTATCCTTAATGGTACATCTGGAGTTCATATTGAAATGAAAGGTAATGGCAATGATGTAACGGCATTTCAATCAATGACCGGAAACAAATTTGTCACCTGCTTTCAAGATTACTTCGGTGATATCTGGGATAAAATAATACCTCATCCTGGTATAGGCCAGGTAATGAAATTCCGTGTAAATAAGCTTCCTGATTATGCTTGTATTCGGGGAGATATAGAAGACGGTGGAGATGTAGACCCCGAAAATCCAGATATACCAATGAATGCCTTCTGTGGTTCAGAGGGAGAACCATTCAGAGATATCGATTCGGAATTCTTACTGGGTCGTCAACGTGCAGTAATTAATCCTTAAATTTTATAAAATATGTATGTAAGTAAGTATTATACCTGCGAAGAAATAGACCAGCGGTTATTACAGGGTTACTATGATGACTTTGTTAAAGCTGGCTTTGGAGGAACTATAAATGAGTTCTGGGCCTTCGTACTTTCTATCAAGAATAAGGTAGATAAGAAAGAAGGATACGACTTATCGAAAAATGATTTTACCGATGAGTTGAAGGCTAAACTTGATGGCATCGAAGAACATGCAAATTACATCACCAAAGTTTCTCAGCTTGAGAATGATTTGAAATATCAAACTGAGGAAGAAGTTAAACAGATGATTAGTGATTTGGTTGATGGTGCTGATGATGCCCTTGATACTCTTAAAGAGTTGGCAGAAGCATTGGGTAATGACCCCAACTTTGCAACTACTATCACTAATAAATTAACCGACCTTCGTACTGCTTTAACCGAAGAGGTTAATCGTGCTAAGGAAGCCGAAGCTGCTCTGGGTGCTGCAGTAGCAGCAGTTCAGGATAACCTCGAATATGGGTTAGACCAAATCAATAAGAAGATTGATACTGTTAAGGCAGACTTAAAAGCCGAAATCGACAGAGTTGAGAAGAAGGTAGATAAGAATGCTGAAGATATCAAAGACCTTGAAGATAAGGTAAATCAAGGTAATGATGAACTTGAGAAAGAACTTAAGGACCTTATCCAAAAGGAAAAAGATGAACGTATTGCTGCCGATAATGAGATTAAGGAAAGTGTAAATGAACTTAAGACTCTACATATCAATGATAAGGCCGCACTCGAGGCAAAGATTGCTGAAGAAACTGCAAATCGTACAAATGCAGATACTGTACTGGATTCTAAGATTAACGAGGAAATCGCTAATCGTCAGGCTGATACTTCAGCTCTTCAAGGTAAAATTGACCAAGAGAAGGTAGACCGTCATTCTGAGGACCAAGTTCTTCACAATGAAATCTCTAAAGAGGTAACAGATCGTACTAATGCAGACAATGCTCTTCAAGGTAAAATTGACCAAGAAGCTCAAGCACGTACTGCTGCAGACCAGGTATTACAGAACAATATAGATTCAGAGGCTACTGCTCGTGCTGCTCAGGATTTAGTTCTCGAACATAAAATTGAGGATATAAAAGAGCAGGGTGTAGAAGACAAAGAACAATTACTTAATGCCATTGCTGCCGAGGCTGCTGCTAGAGAAAAAGGGGATAAAGACCTTGATGCTAAGAAGGTAGATAAACGTGAAGGTTATTCTTTGACTAAGAACGACTTTACCGATATACTCAAAGCTAAATTGGATGGCATCGAAGAAAAGGCAAACTATATTACCCATCTCTCCCAGCTTATCAATGATGCCGGTTTCCAAACTGAAGAGGAAGTAAATGCGGCTATCCAAAAGATTATTGGTTCAGCACCTGAAGTACTTGATACTCTTAAGGAAATTGCCGATGCCCTTGGAAATGACCCCAACTTTGCAACTACTATCACTAGGAAGTTGGCTGCAATCACAGAACAGGTTAACCAAGAAATCGAAGACCGAATTGCAGGCGATGAAGCAAACAGTGCTGAGGTAGCTGCTGAAGTTCAAGCCCGTAAGGATGCTGACACTGCTCTCGAAACTAAACTGAAAGAATATGTAGACAATAAGTCTGCTACTGGTGATGCTGCTATTGGAGTTGTAAGAGATAACCTTAACAAGGAAATCCAAGACCGTAAAGATGCCGATGCCACAATTCAGGCTAACTTGGATAAAGAGATTGCCGAAAGAAAGACTGCTGATGAAGCATATACTCAAAGTTTGGCTAATGTTAACCAGCGTATCTCAGACTTGGCTTTGAGTATGCAAGAGTCTATCAATACCTTGCGTAATGAGCTTACCGAGCAGGTAAATGCCAATACTACGGCAATCGCTACTAACCAACATAATATCGAAAGAAATTCAGAGGCAATCACAAATTTAACTAAGACTGTAGGGGATAACTATAAGGAAGTTAAGGATATGATTAACGAGGAAATCGTTGACCGTACGAATGCCGACAGTGCTTTGAGTTCTCGTATCGATACTCTCAATATTGACCTTAATACTGAGAGTGTAGAAAGAAAAGCTGCAGACCAAGTTCTTCAGGTAAATTTGGATAAAGAAGTAGCAGACCGTACTGCAGCCGATAAATCTCTGAGTACTGAGTTCACAGCTAAATTAGATAATGCTAAGCAGGCTTTGGAATCTGAGGTAGCTAGCCTTAATACTAAGCTTGAACAAGAAAAGGAAAACCGTATTGCTGGTGATAATGCTTTGGGAGCTCGTATTAATTCTCTAGAGGCAGGTAATACCGAGGATATGAATGAACTAAAAGCAAAGGTAAATGCCAACACTACTGCTATTAATGTAGAGAAAGACCGAGCAATTGCCAAAGAGACTTCACTTGAGGCAAAGATTGATACCAACCTTCAGAACCATAAAGATGATATGGCGGGTATCAACCAAAATATACTTACCGAAAAGAATGACCGCTTAGCTGGTGATACCGAGTTGCAGAATAATATCGATAAGGAAGCTACAGAACGTGCTAACCAAGATACCCTTATTAATAATGCTATTGCTCAGGAAAAAGCAGATCGAATTGCTGCTGACCAGGCAATGGATGGAAAGAAGGTAGATAAGGTAGACGGTAAAGTACTTTCTTCAAATGACTTCACTGACTTGCTATATGCCAAGTTGGATGGCATCGAAGAACATGCAAACTACATCACTAAGGTATCTGAGTTATTAAACGATTCAGATTTCCAGAGTGCTGAACAAGTAGAGGCAGCTATCCAAAAGATTATTGGCTCTGCTCCAGAGGTACTTGATACTTTGGCTGAGATTGCTAAGGCTCTCGGTGATGACCCTAACTTTGCAGCAACTATGACTGCTAAGCTTACTGAGTTGGAGAATAAGCTTGAAGCTGAAAAGAATCTGCGTGAACAAGGAGATAATACTCTGCAACAGACTTTCACTAACTTAAGTAATACTCTTACTACTACGGTAAATGAGTTGAGAACTTTCGTAACTGAAACTCGTACGGAGCTGTTAACTTCCTTGAATGCTACCAATGCTCTGGTAACTCAGAATGCTGCCAATATTCAACGTAATCTGGAATTGATTCAGGGTATTCAGGATAACATTAATGGTAACTATACTGCCATTACCGATTTGCTGAATAATGAAATCGCTGCTCGTAAGGCTGAGGATATTCGATTAGAAGCAAAGATTGACCAGAATACTTCTGACTTAAATACAGAGAGAGAGGAAAGAAAGGCCGCAGATAAAGTTCTCCAGGATAACATCGATGCAGAAGAAGCTGCCCGTATTGCTGCCGATACAGCTTTGGGTAAACGTATCGATAAAGAAATTCAGGACAGAACCGATGCTGATACTGCCTTAGATAATAAGTTCACTAACATTACCGATGACCATGAAGAAAGACTGGTAGCTGAAGAAGGTACTTCTGATGCTTTGCCTGATACCATGGTTACCGATGTTAGTGCTGTAACAAGAACCGGTACCCAACTTTCTTTCAAAGTAAAGACTTCAACCAAGGATAAGGCAAATAACCAATATGGTGAAGAAGTAGAAGCTACCAAGAATTTACTCCCGGTAACTCAAACTCTTGCTGGAGTTATGTCTGCTGCAGACAAGGTTAAGTTAGATGGGTTAGACCCAAATTCTTTAACTGATCTCTCTGCAGCTTCTGATGCTAATAAGGTAACAGTAACCGTAACTAAGGATAACGGTTTGAATGCTGATACTACCGAAACTTTCGATTTGCCTCAGGTATCGGCTACTAAGGCTGGTACGATGACTGCTAAGGATAAGGTTGAGTTAGATAGAATCTCTACGGCTAACTTTGCTCTTGGTGCAGTAACTCCCAATGAAACTACTGTTGGCATAGCTGCTACTAAGACCGTAGTTGAAGATGGTACAGTAGAACAGAATCCTATTACATTGCCTGCCTCTACTGCAGAGAAAGCTGGTGTACAAACTGCAGCAGATAAGAAGCTGTTTGATTCTATACCAGATAATATTATTATCTTATCTGGTGATAAACCAGTTGAGGTAGGTCAACAAAGCAGTCATGTTACTTTAACTCATAATTTCTCTTCTAAAAAAGAAGAGGGTATTTATACTCATGAGCCTGAAGATTATAAGACTACTTATATCCCAGCAGCTACTACAGAGAAAGCTGGTGTAATGACCGCCCAAGATAAAGTTAATCTGGATGAGACATTACCCAATGCTATTGCTCAAGAGGTTCAGGACCGTAAAGATGCTATCGAAGCTTTGGACGGTAAATCAGAAGCCGCTCTTGCTCAAGAAGTAGCTGATAGAAAAGCTGCAGATACTGCTTTAGATACCAAGTTTACTAAAGCTGTAAACGATGAAGCAACTGCTCGTACTTCTGCTGATACTGCATTGGGTGCAAGGATTGATAAAGAGATTGCTGATAGAACTGAGGCAGACACTGCCCTTGATAATAAACTGCAGAATAACATTAACACTCTAGAAGCTAAGCATGATGCCTTTGTAGCAACTAAGGGTAAGGCTGATGGCTTTGCTCCATTGGATGGGAATGGGTTAGTACCTGCTAACCATTTGCCTTCATATGTAGACGATGTACTTGAAGTATATGCTACCTATGATGTAAGCCCCACTGGAGGTCTTACTAATGTTCAATTGTATACGGATGCAGGTCACCAAACTCCCGTAGTTGGAGAATCTGGTAAGATTTATATAAATGTTGCCGATGGTGAACCTCCATACCAATTCCGTTGGTCAGGTACTAAATTCGTAGACAGTAATACTTCGTCTCTTATCATTGGGGAAATCGCAGGTACTGCTTTCGAAGGTAGTAGAGGTAAGCATCTTGAGGATGTGGTATCTAGCATGCCTAAAAATTTAATTAGTAAGGTTTCAATAGCTAACAAAAATAAGCGTAATATTATTATCTTATGTAACTATTCTGCTACGGATGGTCAAGGGCATTACATTGATAAACCCGATGGGATGGTAATCCCTCTAACCCCAGCCACTACTCGAGAAGCTGGTCTGATGGATGCCGATAGTGTAATAAAGCTTAATCAAACCTTACCAGATGCTATTGAAGCTGAACAAGAGGCCCGTATTGCAAAAGATAATGCTCATGATAAGCTGATTAATAGTTTACCGAATGAAATAATGACGGTAATTAACTCTATTAATCCAGCTGCGGGTTATCTCATTCTAAAATATTTTAGATGGGTAAAGAATACTGAAGAAGGTTCATATGCTAGAGGTACTGATGTAGATGTTAATATCCCTGCAGCAACCAAAACTGCTGCTGGTGTAATGACTGCATCCGATAAGACTAACCTTGATAATACAGTACAAGGCCTGGCAAATGAGATTACCAATAGAACTAATGCTATCAATGCTCTTCGTACAGAACTAAAAACCTATATTGATAATCAAATCTCCGATACAGGTTCAGATGTAACTGCATTGGAAACTAAGGTAAATAATCACATTGCCAATAAATCTAATCCTCATTCAGTTACCAAGGCTCAAGTTGGTTTGGGTAATGCTTCTAACACATCCGATGCCGATAAACCAGTATCTACTGCTCAGGCTGCTGCTATTGCCGATGCTAAGGCTGCAGGTACTGCTGCTCAAACTTCTATCAATAACCATGCAGGTAGAAAGGATAATCCTCATACAGTAACTAGAGCTCAATTGGGATTGGCAACTACTGACCAGGTAGTATTTGCTAAGACTACTGCTCCTTCCGGTTTCTGGAAAGAGTCTTCTGATGAAAGATTGAAATCTAACATTCAAGAATTAGGTTACAGCTTAGACCAGATTTGCCAAATCCCTACTAAATCATTCTATATGGATGGTAGAGAGGACGAAGGTACAATTGCCCAAGGTTTGGAAGCTGCAGGATTTAACTCTTATGTGGAAGAAGCTCCAGTAATTAAGGACTCGATTCCTAATCCTGAGCAATTCGAAACTGTTGTTATCGATGGTGAAGAATACGTATTGGTAAAACAAGTTAAGTACCATAAGATGTCTACTCTGGCAATCGAAGGTATCAAACTTCTTTACGATGAGATTAAGGCTTTGAAGGCTGAAATCTCAGAACTCAGAAATCTTAAAGATGTAGATTAATATGGGAGAGATAGCAACATGGAGTGCTGTCAAAACTAAAGTAGGCCTTGGTAAGACAGGTAACGACTGCCCTACCAAGGCTGAATTGTTAGCACTCACTCCTACAGGAACGGGGGAAAGTTACGTTGGCTTGGAAATCTCCAATGCTAGTTCCTATGGTAATAACGAAGGCGTTAAACTCGAAGATATTCATAAGGTAACCTATAAGTATACATTTACTTTGGGATATTCTAGTATAAGTTTTGATGCTTTAGGTAACCCTTCTAGTTCTAATTTCGGTTTTGGTTTTACTAGTATGAAGCAGAAGTATTGGGATAATGTAGCTAATGGGTCTGCCGTTAATGTTAATTACGTAATAAACAGTAAACCCAGTTGGGTTACTAACTATAGTAACCCGGCAGATGGGAAGCCTTGGAAAGCATCAGAGAATCTAAACTTAACCTCAAGGTCTGGTAATGGGTTGGCTACTCAATCCGAATCTGGTAAAACCGTGGAATTCACCTTTACCCAGGCAGCAGCATCTCAGAGTTGGTCTCAAACATTTTCAGTGAATCCAACTTCTATGTCTTTTGGGGTAACTGGAGGAACGAAAACATTTACTGTAACTTCTTACAAACAAGAATACAGAAATGGGCATTCCTATGGTAATCAAATAACTTTAAGTTATACCAGGGCTAATACTGGGGTTACCGGTACTGGTACTTCAGTAACCATGGCAAATAATACATCTACTTCGGCAAAGTCTGGTAGTGTAGTATTAACCCAGGCAGAAACCAATAAGAAGTTAACCATCTCTTGTTCTCAATCTGCAGGATATAGGACCTATAGTGAAATCACCGTAAGTGGTGGAGCAGTATCAGACATCCCAGCATCGGGAGGAACTCGAAGTTCATTTACCACAGTTCCAAGTTATTCCCAGACCTGGGGATGGAATGGTTCTACAACGGGAGGAGGTACGATTACAAGCGGTGCTAGCATTAGTTATGGTACTGCAGTTAGTGCAGGTTCTTTGGGAACTACGGTTAAATCTAGAACCCAGGTAGGAACCCTTACTGGTACCTTATCACTAAATGGTAAAACCAAATCTGTAAGTGTACCAGTATACCAGGCAGCAAACGAATTTACTGGGTATACCTATGATTCTTGGAGTGTAAGCTTAACGGCAAGTTCTTATACCATCAGTAATACTGGAGGTAGTGTAACTTTGTACCCCAGTGCAAGTAGACCCAGGTATGCTAACTATACCTCAGGTTCAAATACAAGGGATGGCTCTGATAGTGCTACTCCAAGTTTAAGTACCAATGGTACCTCAGGATTTAGTCTATCAGGTACTACACTTAGGGCTTCTGAGAATACCAGTACAAGTAGTAGGTCTATTAGAGTCTTTGCTAACTATGATGGGGCTTCTGATTATGTAGATATCACTCAGGGTGGTGCTAGTGTAAATTATAATTACTACTTTTATTGGGATGGTGCTGATGCAAGTGAATCCATTCACCATGCTGCTTCAGGGGATACTTTATCTAAGACTTTTATATCCTATAAGAAAAAAGTAATTAATGGTTCCGAAACTTCAGATACTTATGATGTAGGTGTAAATTTGTCTGGTACTCCCTCTTGGTCTTCCGTTACAGTTAGTGGTAAGACTGTATCAAGTAAAGCTTCAGAGAATATCGAAGAATCATCAAGATCTGCTACGGTTACAGTTACTCAAAGGGAATCAGGTAAAAAACTTACACTTGATATCACTCAGAATGCTGCAACTATAACCTATGATTATGTATTTATCTGCTCCAAGTAAACCTGCTCCAGGGTTTGAGGAGTTCCGTCAATACATGGACCAACGAATCTCCACTCAAGAGACTCTGTTACAGAGAATTGCTCAGGAGCTGGGATTGGATAAACCTAAACAACAGTAAGAATTATGCCAAGTAAGTCGGTTAATATTACACTATCGACTCCAGTTGGCCCTCTAGAAATATACGTAGATAAACGAGAACAAGCTCGTGCAGAAAGGTTGATTGCCAAAACTCCAAGTATCTTAACCAAGGGCTATGCGAAAGGTACAGAAAAGTTTGGTAATCAACTTCTTCGTATAGTAAGACGAAGTTTGAATACTGGTGTACCTCCAAGGGGTTCCGGAGTATCATGGCCACCACATGCTCCTGGTACCCTAAAGAAATATGGGGACCATACCATGTTAAATCTTACGGGGCAATATGCTCGTTCAGTTACTTTGGTAAAAGGTAAGAAAAGAACTTTCGTCGGTTTGCCAATTGGAATTAAGAAGATTACTTATACGGGTAAGACTTCAAGAAAAACTTTGAATCAGATAGCTATCATGTTAGAGTATGGTAGTAGAGATGGTAATTTACCACCTCGTCCTCTTTGGAATCCTGCATTTAAGGCTGCTGGTGGAAAAGCTGCCTTACAAAAGGAAATACGTAATGAAGTTAGAAAAGAAATAAGGAGGGTTATATAATGGCAGCAGATTTCGAAATATCATCCTTATCCGGAACTGGTACTGCAACTATTAGGGTAAAGCCTAAGGCAGTAAACGAAGACATGAATAATATAAAAGAGCAGGTTCTCAAGGTAGTAGTTCAGGGTGTAGAAAGGGAAGTAACCCTGGTACAAAAGGCCGCTCCTAAAATAGTAGAGACCTGGGGAACTTATTTTAGTATTACTCCAGAAACTACTTCCCATACTTTCGATGGTACTAAAAGGGGTGAGACCCTAGAAATAGGTGTATACAGTTACCAACAGAAGTTTATAAATAATGAGCCTCAAGATAAATACCGTGCTGTAGATTGGAAATTAGAAAGCTCATCCGATTGGTTAGAGGTAACCCAAGAAATTGGGGAAGCTAATGCTGCAGGTAAGCTTATTATCAAAACTAAATCTACTAATCAAGATCACAACCCAAGTAACTATGACCCATTAGAAAGAACTACTACGGTTAAGATTATCTCACAGCAAGAACCTAACCCAGAGATAGTTTTAAATATAACTCAATCTCCAGGTATTAGAACTACTAAGTATGGCTTTGAACCAACTCCGAATATACCATTCCCAGATCTTGGTCAAAATACTAGTACTGCTCAGATTAGTAATATAAAGGGTTATCAGTACTACCTTATCAACGGTACTCAAGTTGCTAAATTTGTAAAACAATTTAAGATAACCGATATAAGTAAGACAATAGAGGGTCAATTCCAATTCCCTGGAGGTATTGGTTCAGAACCAATATCCTTTAAAGTATGGCTTACCGATTATCCTTCAAATATTGCTACTCAATGGGTTAGTGAATTAAATTGTGTTGGTCATTTACAAACCATAATAAGTGGTTTTGGAGGTATTCAGGTAACTTATAATGGGTATATTAATGACAATGGCAATCAAAGTGTTCAATTAAATATTAGATTAGGACTTTAATGGTAAACTCAGAAGAAATAGTAGAAAGAACTTTTTATATCTCTCTACTTAGTACAATGTTGGAAATGGGTCTTACCTTAAACCCAGAAGACTTCTTACCTTTGTCTCAAGAAAACGAAAAAAGATTTCAAGAGGCAATCAAAGGTATGAAGAAGTTTATACCACTTTTTGGTATAGGGAATAATCAAGTAAAAGGCCCAAAGACTCTCCCAAGAATAACCATAGAACTACAGGGTTATTATGCTGGAGATATTGGTGTGAATAAATACATCATTGGTGATAAACTTGAGGATGGTAATTACCAAGCTTCAGAGTTTCCTTATGAAACTAAGGATATTACCATAGATGTACATCTGGTTTCTCAAACACAAGCAGATATGAGATTGCTACATACAATCCTATATACCGGCTTACCTGCTAGAGGATATGTGAGACCATACTTCAATGACTTAGAAGAATGGGAAAAGGGCAGGCTTGCTCCCACCGGAAACCTATTCATTGAGATTGGTAATTATTATGACCATCCAGATGTAGAACATGGAATACTTGAGAAGGTATACACTTATATATGTAAGGATGGCATTCTCCCAGAAAAGCTTTTGGAAGAAGGCACACTTACACCCATCAAGGATATCTCAGTTCTCATTGGATTGTTAGAACAAAAAGAAAATGAGATGCTAGAGTTTAAGGTATAGGTACAATACTCTAGGGTATAAATTAAACGAGTAATTAACTTTTAATCACAATAGAATTATGCCAACTTCACCTCACATTGACTTTAAGTTTAAGAACAACAATGTTCTTCAAACTACTCCTATGTTAGGAGTTTCTTGTGTATTGGCTAGAACTACTAAAGGTCCATACGATGACCCTTCAGAAATCATCTCTACATTCTCTCAGTTCCAAAGAATCTATGGTTCTGAAATTGTACCCGATGGTTCTGTATCAAATATCGAAAAGGCCTTGCAAGGTGGTTCTAAGCTTCGTGTTATTCGAGTGCTTGGTAAAGGAGCTACTCAGGGTACAGTAGCTGCAACTCCAAAAGCTAGAACAGTTGCTAAACCCGAAGAGGAAGGTACAGTATCTGCTTCTGCTACTCCAAACCCTGCTACTCCTGCAGCATTGATAACCATTGCTTCTGGTGGAACTACCTATAGCTTGGGATTAGTAACCAAAGGTTACGGAGACCCAATAGGTAGTACTGATACTTTCCAGGTAGGTTTCTATAAACAGTCCAACACTCTGTATTATAAAATCTATTCGGGCAATGGCCAAGTACTTGAACAAGGTCCAGTAGTAACTTACAAAACTGCCGATGATAATAATAATACTTCGGTAGACTATCTTGCTCTTAGTGCATTTGCTAAGAACTCTGAATATCTCAAACCGGTAGTTGTAGCAGGCTCATCCTTCGAAAACCTAATCAAATGGTTAACCGAGAGTGTAGATGGTACTAAAAATGCGGTTACGGTTACCGTAGGTGGGGCTGCTCCTACTGATACAGAGAAAATGTTTACCGGTACTGTTGGTAGTGCTGGTTCTAATCCTACTGCCGATGAATGGATTGCTTCTTTGGACTTGGTAAAGGATTATACGGATTTCTACCAGTTATTCATTTCTCATATTTCTCAACACCTTACTGCTGATGCTGATGTACTCAAGGTATATAAGGCTGCTGCAGATATGGCAAAAGAATTGATGGAATGGGTACTGTATATCGAAGTTCCGAAACATTTAACCCATTATACTCAAGGTACACAACCTCGAGATTACAAAGCTCAGGTTACTTGGGTACAGACTTGCCTCGGTACTGTAGGTAACTCTAAGTACATTGCCTATTTTGGTGGTGGCCTTAAGTACTACAATGAAAACGGTAATCTTCAGGATTCCGATGTAGTAGGTACCATTGCAGGTTTGGGAGATGCTTCTGCTACTCAATACGGTCCTTGGAAGTCCTTTGCTGGTATGAACCGAGGAGTTATTGGGGATGCAGTTGGACCAGTATGCCCGAACTATGGTTCACCTTCTCGATATAATGAACTGAACACACTTGCTCAGAATTATATCAATGAGATGGTAATCAAAGATACCCCAGATGCAGGTAAGCAAACCATGTTATGGCATTGCTTCTCTTCTCAAGTAAAACAGGATTCTGAAAGATTCCTTTCAATCGTAAGACTGAATCTTTATTTGAAGAAGTTCCTTCGCCCGGTACTCAACAAGTATATCGAAGAACCAAACGTTTGGAGTACTTGGAAGAGAATCTGGTTGGAAGTTAAACCTACACTTGACTCTTTGGTAGACGAAGATGCCATGACCGAGTATACCTGGATGGGTGACCAAGATGCAACTTCTTGGGATGACCTTTCAGTTAATACCGAGGCAGATGCCCGTCAAGGTAAGTACCGTGCTATCCTTAAGTATAAGGACGTAGTTCCTATGCAAGAGGTAACTATGGAGATTGTAATTGATGCAGCCTCTAAGGCAGTATCAATCGTAGAAACAAGTAATAACCTATAAACATATAATGATGGGAGCAAAAGTAAAAAACCCACGGAAGAAATTCTTGTGGAGTATCATGTTCCCCAAACACCCTATCAATACCTATCTGTTTCAAAGTTGTACTTTGCCGGATATTGAGATTGACCAGGTTGCTCATGGGGACATCAATAGAGATGTTAAAACTGCAGGTAGGGTTACTATAGGTAATCTTATTGTAGAGAAACTTATGACCACTGCGGGTTCCGATACATGGCTTCATGATTGGCTATACTCTTGCCAGGACCACATAGTTGGTGGTGGTTTAGTACCAAGCCAATACTGGGAAACGGCAATTGTAAACGAACTTGCCGAAGATGGAGTCTCAGTTCTTAATACCCATGTCTTCGAAGAGGTATGGCCATGTAAGATTACCGGCTTAGACTTGGACAGAATGGCTTCAGAGAATACCATTGAGTCCATAGAGTTCTCAGTTGGTACTGCAGATAAATACTAATTCCTTAGTCTATTTTTCGCTAAGATTCGGTGGAGGGGTGGGATTCCTGAGATAGGAGCTCACCCCTTTCTTGTTGTTATACGGAGTACTATGAACATTTGTAAACATTAAATATATCAAATTATGGAATTTAGAACATTTAGATTTACCGGACCTTCTGGTTTCGAATATGAAATCAGAGAACAGAATGGTGCTGATGAGGATATTCTCAGTAACCTTTCAGACATGAAGACTTTGATGAACCTTACCAAGTTCATTGCAGCAATTGTAATTAGAACTACGGCTACACCCAATGGGAAATTAACCATAGATGATGCCCTTAACTTACCGGTCAATGACCGCTATGCTATTATCTTCAATTCTCGTATCTTCTCTTTGGGGGATGAGGTAGAATTTGAATATGATTGGGGCAAAGAGAATGGAGGTAAAGTTACTTATGGCCAAGACCTTCATGAGTTCCTTTTCGATTACGGTACTGCTCCAACTGAGGATGATTTGAATCAAAAGCCCGATGCTATTCCTTACTATCCAGAAGGGGTTAGATTGATAAACCATGAATATACTCTTTCATCAGGCAAGAAGATTAAATTCGATTGTATGACGGGTAAGGGGGAACAAGATTTCATGAAGTTGCCCTTGGATAAGCAAACTAAGAATGCTCCTCTTCTTTGTCGGAACCTTTACTTAGAGGTTGATGGTAGTTGGGAAAAGGTAGAAAACTTTACCCCGTTTACTGCAAAGGATATGGCTGAGATGAGAAAGTATATCTTATCTATGGACCCAATTTTCAAAGGCGAGTCTCACATCACTAATCCAACCACTGGAGAGGAAAGAACTTATCCTATAGTTTGGGCACCGAATTTTTTCTACCTGACGGAAGAGTAATGTTAGAGAGTGATTTTGTTTATATCACCAGAGCCGAGATAGCCTTAGACTATTTCGGCTTTTTACGTCTTCCGTACCGAATTAGGAAAATATTCAAGGAAATGGCCGAGCAATATTATAAACAATTAAAGAAAAGAAAATAAATTATGAATACCAGTAGGAGTATAGTAGAGGTCGGTGTTGCCATGGTTTTAAAAGACCGATTCTCTCAAGAAGCTGGCAAGATATCTGGGTCATTCAGAACAATGATGAATGATATGAATACCTGGAATAGGGGTATACAGATGTCAGCTTCTAATACAATGGACTTCGGAATGCAGCTCGTAGGGGGAATGGCAAGGGCCTATAAATACTCTGCGGGTGTTCAGAATGAAGTTTGGACTGCTTCGAAAATTGCTGGTGCTACCATTGCAGAACAAAGAGAGATGTTACAATTGGCAAAGGATGTCAATGAGATAACTCCTCTTACGGCTTCGGATGTTGCATCAGGACAAAGATACCTGGCTATGGCGGGTAATAAATTCGATGCTATTAAAGAGATGATTGGGCCAGCATCTAAGCTGGCTTCAATCTTTACAATGCCAGTGGGACAGAAAGGTGGTGTAGCTGACTTGATTACTAATATCATGTCAATGTACCAAATCCCAATAGGGGAAGCCGCTAGAGTAACCGATGATTTATATACTGCAGTTACTAATGCAAATATATCTTTAACAGACTTAGCCCAGTCCATATCCTATGCAGGAGCAGATATGGCAACTGCTGGAGTAGACCTTCGGCAAACCGCTGCTGCTATTGGTGTATTGGGTGATATGGGTATACAGGGTTCTATGGCAGGTACCTCACTGGCCAATATGATTCGTTACTTACAACTCTCTCTTGTTAATCAAAAAAAGAAAGGCTATAACGCTTTAGCAGACCTGGGCTTAAGTCCCGATGAATTCTTCGATGCTCAGGGTAATCTTATAGACCTTTATACTATCTATCAGAAGTTTGCTAAGGCCGCAGTAGATTTACCTTCACGAATTGAAACACCAACTTTCTTCAATATCTTTGGAGTTCGTGGTAATCGTGGTATGCTCCCCGTACTTAGGGATATTGCTTCTGGTAGAGATAAGATGGGTAAGATACTTGCTACTTATGACCAAAACATTGGGGCAGTAAATCGACTCAATGAAGAACGTCTTAAAACTGATGCAGGTGTAATTGACCAATTCGAATCAAGTATAGAGAACTTAACAGTTACCGCAGGTGCAGCTTTGGGTAGAATCTTTACCCCAGTACTAAATGTGGGTAACTCTATAATCAAAGTAATTAATTCTATCTCAGAAACTTGGGTTGGAGGTTTTGGTCTTAGGGTAGGAGCTACTGCAGTAGTAGTAGGTACTATTGTTGCAGGATTTAATACCGTAAGAGGTATTATTAGGTCTGTTGGGTATTTACAGACTATTGCTACTGCTTCTACTGAAGGTATGTCTGCTGCAGCAATAAAAACTAATACTCAGTTTGCCATTATGGAAGCACACATGGTAAGGATGGTTAACCTTATGAGAACCATGGTTCAACTCCAAATGATGTCAAGCGGTATCGGTATGAATTCTGCTGGTAGATTTTATAACACTAAAACCGGAAGATATGTTAAGACACCAAATCCTGGAGTACCATTAGCAACTTCCATGGCCGGTAATTTAGCTGGTGGGGCTTTAGCTGGTGCAGGAGCTCAAGTAGGTAGTCAAGTAGTTAAGCAAGGTGCTATAAAAGGTTTAACATCTATAGGTGGTAGACTTATGGGATTACTCGGTGGACCCTGGGGATTAGCAATTACTGTAGGTCTTCCTTTATTAATTGAGGGTATTAGTTACCTTAGTAATTCAGTAGATAGGAATACTGAAGCTCAGAATAAAGAGAAAGAAGACCCAACTACCATTAGAGCCCAGAATGAAGAGAGATTTATTAATGCTGTTAGGTTAGCTATCAAGGAAGGCATGAGAGATTCTCGTATCAATATCTCGGTAGATGGTCAAGCAGTTGGTGATTATGCTCCAGGTTCTCAACAAGATTTTACTGGAGCTGCATTTGTAATGGGAATATAAAACTAAAACACTATGGCTAGAGTATTAAATAAAGCAGCAGGTAAGGTTGTTGAAAAATACAATGACCTTACAAGAGATACGGCAGGTGTTCTTACTGGTCCCTTAAATAAGCTATGGAGAGCTCGGATATTACTTAACCGAGTTACTTCACCTCTCCCGAAGGATGATGCTCCAAAGGGTAAACTCTATATTCCAAATGGAGTAATGGGAGAAGCTCAGATATCCTCTAAGAATCCTATTCTAAATAAACAACTCCAAGCTAAATGGAGAATGGAATTACAATTTCCGAGATTAGAAGAAGGTGAAGGAGTAGACCCAGCAAAAGGGAATAAGAATACTACTAATTACAGAAACTTCGAGGCTAAAGCAGATGTTATATATCAGAATGAGGTAAGGATATATAACATGACTGTTAACCCTACTCAATATATTACCCTACAGAATAGACCTCCAGAGTTGGACTTCAGAGGAGAAACTACATGGGCAACCATTAAATCAATGGGTCGCAATGTACCAATGTATCACTTTACTGGAGCTGAAGACATTATTCAATTCAATGTGTCTTGGTACTGTAATGACCCAGAAAATCCAGAAGAGGTAATCAATAAATGTAGGTTATTAGAGGCATGGTCTAAATCTAATGGTTACCAGGCTGCTCCTCCGATTGTTAAGATTGAGTGGGGGGATTCTGGTATATTCGATAACCACAATTATATCCTTACCTCAGCAACTTATACTCTGAAGAACTTTCAGAACGGTTATCGAATAAGGGTACCTGGAAAGCCAGCTACTTTTGGTAATGGTAGGTTATTGCCTGCAGCAGCAACTCAAGAATTAATTTTCAAGAGAGTAAGTGCATATAACTTATCCTATGGAGATTTTATAAATTCCGATTCACTTAAAAAGACAGGAGGTATTAAATATGATTGATGTTAACCAATACCTAAAGGGAGCTAGCCCATATAATAATGCCTATGCTCTGAAGTATAACGATGGGGATTATTCCTTAGAAGCTAAACCTCCAGTAGTACCGGAATCCTCTAACGATATTCAACATACCGTTAAAGATGGGGAAACCTTGCAGAACATTGCTTTCAGGTACTATGGTGATTCTGGTAAGTGGTACATTATAGCTGAAGCTAATAAGATACTGAATCCTTTTAAGGAATTAGAAATGGGAACTCTAATAAGAATACCGACTTATGGCAGCTAAACAGAAACCTATATTATATAATGGAATGGGCCAACCCTATTTGGCCCTTTTCAATTTTGGAGGTATGCCTATAATGAATCCCATTACAGGTATACCCCTTGGAGCGTATATAAGTACCTGGAGTTATAGATATGATGAAGAAAAAGAAAACTTGGCTACTCTTACTTTTGATACGGGTAATCCTGATACAGTAGACATTGCTGATATCCAGGAGAACCAACAGATATGCCTTCAATGGGGTTACATATATCCCGATGGCCAATTCATATCTGGACCTGTGAAGATAATTAAGGTAAGAGAGTTCGAGGCAGTATTCGATTCTACAGGTACTCATGTAACTATTAAGTGCATTGATTCTTCAGGGGATTTAAGATATCAACCTGCTTATGTCCATTCGGATATGGAAGGCTATAAATTATCTACCTATTTAGACAATGGCTGTGGGAATGCTACTGGTGTAATCATAGAAATATTTCAGTAATGGAACAACAGATAATAAGTAATAAAGTATACGAGTCACTACAGGTACCCACAGAGAATACCCGTACTACTACTGGTAAAGTACTCTATGCTAACAAATACAGTGGAGTAGCAGAAGTAGCTATGCCAGAAGACTTGAAAGCTTTAATTGATAGTGACTTTGGATTAGTGGGCAAGAACGTCTTAGTTCAATTAGAACAGAAGATGAAAGGGTACACTAATGGGCCTTGGTATGTAGATTCAAGGGATGGTGTTATCTATATACATAATCGGAAATTCCATGAAGAACCGGTATGTACTTATACATATCAAGAAGAGAATGGGGAAGTACTTAGAGTATCTTTTGCTACTCAGAAAATAACTAAAAGAGTTAAAGCAGTATTAGCTCCATCTCTAGACCCAGATAGTAAAGATTTATCGGTATTATCAACTAATATAAATGAGCCAGAGGATAAACCCCCGTTAGCTTTAAGACCCCTTATGGCTCAGGTAGATAATCTTATGGTGTCTAATATTACTGGCAATGGGTTTGAAGATTATAGAAGTCATCCTACTACACCAACTGAGGTAATGGATGCTTGGGACACTCAGCTTCAGTATAACATGGAAAAAACTGCAGAATATAAAAAGAGAGTAGAAGAATATGAAGCAGTGGGTCCAGTAGGTGCTTATGAAGCAGGTAAGCAAAGGAGATTTGATGAAATGTCTATCGAAGAAATACGAGCTACCATTAATCAAGCAGCCAACGAGTTACCTGATGATAAGAAGAATGCCCTTAAGCAAGTGCTAAGAAACTCTAAGAATGGTAAAGAATTAGAAGCTAATCTTAAGAAGCTCTTAGAATGCGAAATGTATCTTTTCGAAGATGAAGATGGTATGGAATTTATGGTAGAAGAGTATGTAGACCCCTTAGATTATGACCCAGAAGGTTACACTTCTAAACAAGCAGGAGCGGGTATAGTTTCTGGTATCAATTTTCAAGCTGGAGTATTACCTGCTTCAGAGAGAGGTTTTGAAGCTTTAAAGAAAGACCCCTATACTGAAGTATTATCCGATATGGAAGTTGATACTACTAAGGGTTATGGTCAAGGTCAATATGGTAAGAGGGTTAAGGTAAGACATATGAAAAGGGTAAACCTTAAAGTTCCGATTTATAAACTTTACCATAACCTATTCAGTAGATATGGTGGAGCTGATAAGTATGCTTGGGCAGCTAATGCCAATGCTAATGGGGGCTTAAAGCAAACCGAAAAAAGATTAGTATGTCAACTTCAAGTGGTTGGTAGACCCATGCTAGCAACTTCCCAAATAATCCGAATAGATAACGTAGGAAAACGTTGGTCAGGTCTTTGGTATATAAAACAGTGTACTCATTCAATGGATGCTGGACAAGGTTACATAACTAATATGGAGTTAGTAAAGAATAATTCCAAGTCTGGCTCTGTAACTTCTAAGACTGATTTATCTACTCAAAATATTGTAGCTAATGATGCTAAAGCTAATGCTAAAACCAGTAAAGGTCAAGATAAAAAAGCTTTAAGCACTTCTCAAAATCTTAACCTTAATTTTACTTATAATGAGAAGGTATACTATAATGAACATTTCTTGAATGATAAAGGAGACATTATTGATATTAAGGGCCAAGCTGAGTTCATTCGAAAGAAGGCTTATTATACTGAAGTAAATGCCGATAATCCTCAAGCCTTAGCAGAGGGTATAGTATTATCTACAGGTAATACAGTTACCTCTAAGGGTAAGTTAATCCCAGGCAAGATATCAGTTAAACAAATTCAAGTGCCTGAAGACTATGGGGTTAAGTTTAATTATATGGCCATAGCTAATCGAGTATATCGAGACATAGCTAAAAGGCATAAGCGAATAGCAAGTCAAATCTATGTAGAAAAATAAGGATATGAGTTACGAAACAGCAAAGATAATAACCGATGAAGGCTTAGAGGGTCTTGGTCGGTATTACTCTGTTTATCGAGGCATTGTTATTGATAACGACGATGTAGAGAAACATATGAACAGAGTAAAGGTATGTGTTCCAGAGGTAATGGGGGGAGTATTTGCTTGGGCATATCCTAAAGGACAGCATGGTTCAATTAGTTCTGGTTTTAAATTCCTAGCTCCTAAAGTGGGGGATATGGTATTTATTACTTTTGAATTTGGAGACCCAACTAAACCCCTCTGGGAATACCATGGTTGGGGAATGAGCCAAATCCCCCAACCCTTGGATGGCCCCAATAAATTGGGGATAGTTACTCCTGAAGGAAACCTAATAGTCATAGATGATGATAACGGAGAACTTAATTTACATTTCAATGGACCTGTAAATGTTCGTTCAGAGAAAGAAATAGTAATAAATGCCGATGGAGATATAAATGTATCTTCAGGTGATTCCGTGATACTTAATACTGGAGAAAATGGTGGGATAATCAATATTTTTCAATTAACCGAAAAACTAAATCAAACCATTCAAGAACTAGAACAACTTCGCAGTATGTTCAACTCTCATGTACACTCGGGTGTAACTACTGGGCCAGGTTCTTCAGGTCCAACTTTAACTCAAGCAACTAAACCTTTCTCACAATTCGTTGTAGACGATTATGAGGATAAAACCTGCATACACTAATGGAAAAGAATTATTTTACAGACTTAGTTGGTATAGGTGTAACTTATCCTATCCAACTTACAACTAATGAAAAGGGTGAAAGAGGTTGGTACCCAGTAAATGGGGATTTTAAACTTATCAGAGATAATATAAGTTCGATATTATATTACATGATAGGCCAGAGATTTCGACAAGAAAACTTTGGTAGTAAATTATGGCAATGTATTGAGGAGCCAAACTCACAAGCCCTAAGTTTTATAATTAAAGAGTTTTTAAAACAAGCCATAGGTGCTTGGGAACAAAGGATAACCTTCCAAAATATCACAGTTACTAGAGTTGATGCAAAAATACACATAGAAGTAACATATGTAGTAAATGGAACAAATTCTAGTCAGTACCTCGATATCACCTATGACCGGTCGGATAATTCATTAAATACACAATAATATGGGAATCACAAATAAATGGCTTAACCCATACCAGAGGTCTTATCAACAGATTAAGGCCAAGCTGGTTGAATCCCTTATGGGACTCAAAGACCCTCAAGGTCAAAAACTCATAACGGATTATTCTGAGGGGAATATCTTAATTATCATCCTCTCATTGTTTGCGGCAATTGCCGAAGTACTTCACTACTATGTAGATAATATGGCAAGGGAAACCTTTCTACCTACGGCAAGAAGATATGATTCGGTAGTTAAACATGGGGCTTTAGTAGATTACCATGCTCGAGCAGCAATTGCTGCTACCGTAGATGTAACCTTATCCAGAAGCATTACGGGTAATTCTATTGGAGCCAAGTTAACTATACCTCAGGGTACTCTGTTTACAGATTCTAGCGGTAACTCCTGGTTATCTGCTAGAGACGTAACCTGGTATTCGAATGTAACTACTTGTAAGGTACCAATAGTTCAACATGAGAAGTATACTGCAAGTGCTCTCAATAACATGATAATACCCACTGGAGATAGAGTTATAATTAATCTTGGTACTCTACCAAATGGTAAGTATTATGAACAAGGTTCTATGTCATTGCAGATAGGTGGGGAAACTTGGGTATTAGTAGATACCTTTGCAAAATCCAAACCTACAGACAAACACTTTATGGTTTCAGTAGATGAGGCACTTAACCCTTACATAATGTTTGGGGATGGTACCTTTGGTAAGAAACCCTCTGCAGGTGCAAAGATAACTAATGTGGTATTCTATTTAACCAATGGTACTCAAGGTAATGTAAAGAGTAATACCATCACTTCTGTACCTTCAGTAATCTCTTCTTCAATTACAGATGCTACAGTAAGTAACGCTTATGATGCTGGAGGTGGTTCAAACTACGAAAACTTTACTATGCTTAAAGAACATATACCATTGAGTGTAAAGACTTTGGGAGTAGCAATTACCAAAGAGGATTTCGAAAGTTTGGCCATGTTGGTTGATGGGGTAAACAAAGCTAAGGCAGATTATGAATGTGGTAGAAAGCTTACAGTATATATCAGCCCTGATGGTGGAGCTGTTGCTTCTTCTGAATTAATAAATAAGGTATATAACTTACTATCTCAAAGAGCTCCTATGACCACATGGTTAAAGGTTAAATCTGCGGGTAAGGTTCAGATTATTCTAGAGATGGAAGTTACTGGTAAGAAGTCTTATAAAACTCCCGAGATACAAACTCAAATTCTTACAGCATTATATAATGCCTATTCTCCGGAGCAAGCTCAGATAGGTGGAAGCGTAAGGTTATCAGATATTTATGCCCTGATAGATAACCTGTCAACCGTAGATTACTTACATCTAACTAAGTTCTACATTAAGCCATGGCCTACTACCATCTACGGTAATAAGGAACTAAACCTGGGCCAGTTTAGATTAAACAAGGCAAAGGGTTCTATGACCTACTACATAACCTTCAATTCTTCAACTACTTTTACAGTACGTTCGGTATCGAATGGTTATGTAACTACTGGCTCAGTTGGTAGCTCTATTCAGATTATTGATAAAGCTAATGGTTTTGATTTCTCTTTGGACATTCAGAACAATAGCTATCAATCTGGTTATCGATATTCTATTACGGTATCAGAACCCAACCATGATTATGAAGACCCAGGTTTTAACTTACCGGTATTTGAAAATGCTTCACAATTGACTTTAACCGTAAACGAAATAGTATAAGATGATAAACCTCAAAAATCTAATCGACTTTTTGCCATTCGAGTATAAAGCTCAAGATACCTATAAGGTAAATGGCAAAGGCATCTTAGAGAGGTTTCTAGAAATTTGTGGAGAGCATTTTGAAGATTACATTACAAAGGATATTGAGAATATCTTGGACATTATCGATATAGATAAGGCTCCGGATATGTATCTCAATTTCCTTTGGCAATTCCTCGGAGAAATGCCCTTTGCTTATGGGAACACTATAGATGCACAGAAATGGGCAGAGTACTTTAATGGGTTCTACTCCGATGATAAACTCCAAGAGTTATCTAAGCTTTGGATAATACCAAAGGAGGGACCCTTTACTTTAACCAGTACTCAAGTAAGAAACATCCTGAAGTATTCGATATCTCTTTTTAAAATAAGAGGTACCTCTGAGTTCTTCGAAATAATGATGAGGCTGTATGGGTTAACCTGCGTAGTAACTGACCCTGCAAAGGCTGATAGTTATGATGGTTGGGTAAAAGGTAATCCGCACTTTGACCAGTATTACCATTATGACGATAAGTATACCTATGATAATACTTTCGATTGTTCTCAATGTATACCGGTAACCTTTAGACTTACCGGTCATGGATATACTTCGAACTCGGCAGCTTTCAGAAAATTTAGAGAAGCCGTAGAGGCTTTCTTTAAAAGATTCATACCCTATCATGTATCTTTCGATATTCAATATGGGTTTACCGTAAATGATGGGTATACAATTAAAGCTGAGTTAGTAAATCCGGACCAACCCAATCTTATTACTTCAGAGGTATATGAAGTACCGGTAAAGGTAACTGTAACTTCAGATTGGATAAATGCCGACCTAAGATATCAGATATCCAGTGATAATATAAATTGGGGTTACACTAAACACGAAAGTGGTTCCATTTTTAATATACCCAGAGCAGGTACTTATTATTTTAGAAGTGTGGGAGACCCTACTAAGGTAACTCAAATCACGGTTAATCAAGAATCTTATAATCGAGTATATTCTATTACTTGTGACCCTATTACTGGAAAGATAACTCCTACTAACCTAAAAGTAAGTACAGTAGTAAGGGCAAACGTATCCTATAAGGGTACCGTGAAAATCCGTAATGTACGATTATCCGGTACTGATATAGTGAAAGTCTCTGGCTCAACTTGGGAATTTTCAGAGCCTGGTACCTACATCTTTGAGATTGTAGAGTTCCCAGTAAAGCAAACTTCCTTTGTTGTAACTCGAGAAGAGATTACATATAAGGTAAGATGTACACCTTCTGAATTTAGAGTTGGGGATAAGCAAAGTATCAAGGATGCTACTACCACTCTTACCATCGAATCGAATTACCCAGAATCATTTACTGGTGAACTATATTGTAGGCTAATTGGTGATACTAAGTTGTTTAAGAACGGTGATAAGTTTACTGCTAATAGTTATGGTACTTATAAGTTTAAATGTACACTGGATAAAAGAGAAACAGATGAAGGTGTAGGTATATTCGAAGTAATATCTGGTAAGACTGCAGTATATCGAATTACGGTTAGCCCACCAACAGTTACATTATTCAATGGCTCTGCAAAAGCTACAGTAAAGATACAACGTATTTCTGGTAATGGGGATGATTATAGAGTAAGGGTAATTGAAACTGGGGAAACCTTTAATGCTCAGAATGGTTATGTATATATTGCAAATAGGGCAGGGACTTATACCTTCCAGTCTGTAGCTTACCCTACTGCTAAGACTACTTTGGTAGTTAATAATTCTCCAGTAGTATATCAGAATAAATTAAAGATAGTACCTTCGGATGCTACAGACAGTCATTGGAAAGAACCCAACTGGGCATTACCAGAAGACCAGATAGATGATACTTATGCAGTATACCAATTACTGGATGAGAAGTCTGCTTGTAAGTTCCATCTTGAGGAAATGAAAAATGGGGTCAATGTAAGTGGTACTGCTACCTGTGATGAGAACGGGGAAACCTATAACCTTGATGAGGAAATTGTTCTTACCAAAGCTGGGACTTATACCCTTGTGGCAGATGATGGTTCTTCATTAAGATGTCAAGTAATACTGGAAGATTATCCTACAATCATCGAGATTTCTTGTACTCCTACTTATGCAGAACTAAAGGGGAATGTTAAACAAGTATCTACTTTAATCAAGTGTACTTCTAATAAACCTGATTTCGATAGTCGAATAAGGGAAGTTGGTAAAGTAACTACTTATGACGCAGGTGGTGCTGGTTATGAATTTGTAACTGCACAAGCTGGAGAGTATATATTCGAATCAGTGGCAGATACTTCTAAGAGAACTAAGTTCACCGTAGTAGATGCAGACCTTTTAAGTGTTAGTCCTCAAAAGTTAGAATGGGAACATGATGACCTCTCAGAGAAAACATTTACCATTACAACTTACAGTAATCAATCTTGGCAAATAGTAGAACAATGATAAAGATAAATTCAACAATCGATAGAATAACAGAGACCACAACTCAGTCTTTATTCAAGACATTCACTGTGGGTATATTGGGAGAGTGTACACAAATCTTGTATAATTTGAGATGGATGATAATTCTTGCAATAATTCTAATCCTATCAGACTTATGGTTTGGGTTATCTGCAAGTAGGTTACAGAAAATCGAAATTCGAAAATCTAGAGCTGGAAGAAGAACTCTAAACAAAATAGTAGATTATATCTGTTATGTTCTACTTGGTGCTGTACTTGGTAAAGCTATTGGGGAACCCTATGGGATGAACCCAATAGTGGTATCAATAACGGTTATGGTAATATGCTACTGTTTCGAAGTAGATAGTATATATGGACACATCTGTGAAATACATGGTATTAAGAAACGGTACAGTATATGGAGAATACTCTTTAAATTGTTAACCCTCAAGTTCAAGGATGTAGGTGAAGCATTTAAAGATATGTCAGAACAGAAAAATCAATTTAAAAATACTAAGGACAATGAAGACGTACTTTAAGTATGAAGGTATTATTAAATCAAAGGAAGCAGCAGAGGCAATTGCTGCTCCTTCTGGTTTAGGACCATTCTGTGGATTTGGCTCAGCTACCATAAATGGTAACAAGTTAGTGGTATCTCCTCAGGGAGTTGCTGGAAGTAAGTATGCCAATGTAATCAAGGATAGGATTATGGCAAGGTATATGGCAAAGGCTTCAGAAGATGGAGAATTGCCAGATGTAAACTTTGGGTGTATTTCAAGGGATGGGTATGTATTTATATCTGATGAACAAACTATTACCATTGAGAACATCCAAGGTACCCAAGGTTCAACGGAAGAGGTATTACTCTTTGCAGTACACACTACTATCTCCGAACCTGTAGATAATCCAGTAGACTTCGTAGCTTATTGGAATGAATCTTCCGAAAGCTTCTACACCTTGTTTAAAAAGTCTCTGGATATTTATTATCCGATTGCCGAAGAGAATCGTACACCGGATATCATTAATAATGATGTATATTCTAATTACGATATGACCTATAGCAATCTTCTAGAGATGGTAGAGAGTACTTGCCCTTATTACTCTAATAATAAAACTTCGGTTGTTCTTATCGGAGTATATGGTAAGGGTACTGATGCAATGACTAAACGAAATGAGAACTTTGCTATCGTACCCTATCAGGGTAAGTTCCAAGAAATCCCTTATACTACTGCTGCCCAGAGTATGATGAAAGAATCAGTGAAAAGAGTAGAACAGATAAATTCAGGCTTTCCAGTAGTAGATGAATCGGGTACTAAGTTAAATATCAAGCAATACATTGATAGTCAAATTGAGGCTATCAGAAAAGAATTCTCTGAATCTCTGAGTACTGCTAACTTACCAATCGGTTCTATTATTCTTTGGGAAACCGATGTAATACCCGAGGGTTGGGCAGAATATACTAAGGCAGCTGGTAGAATAGTTATTGGTTACCAAGCTGGAGGTGTTCAAATTGGGGATGAAGTAATGTTACAGAATGTTGGAGATTACTATACTCCAACTAAAGGCAACTTCCTAATCTCAATTAAAGGCGATGACCTTCCTAAGCATAGGCATGCTCTTGGTGTATCTAAAGGTAAACAAGATGATGCCAATAACTGGGAGAACATTCGTCCTCAATCTTTCTTTAATAGGGAGACAGGGTTGAATGGTGATTTCGGTAGAGGAACTCCTACCAAGGGTATTCAAGATGGTGCTATCGTAGTAAGCTGGAACCTATTAGGGGAATCTTTCTTACAAGAAACTTCGGTAGAAACTTTGGATATTGAAAAATTGCCACCGACTATTACATTACGATATATCCAAAAAATATCATCATAAAGTTGTTATTAGTTATTTAGTAGTATTAAAACTCATGTGTATTATTTGTATTGTTTAAGAGTAAACATTTGTTTTCAATCTGTGTTTTGCGTAGTAAAAATTAATTGGGAGAGGGACGTTGGGAAACGCCCCTTTTCTTTTGTGTTAATACTTAAGTTCTTCTTTAGCTCGGTCTTCCCAATATTGTATATCTTGTCTAAGTTCTGATATATATCTCATAGATTCATTAGTCTTAGGCATTTCGAAAAATTCGATAAGCATTATATTAGTTATTCGAGTACTATTTTCAAGCCTTTCCTTGATAAAAGGGGGAGGAGTAATTAATACCTCAAATAAAAGATAGGCATCGGGAGAAAGCTTATCCTTCATATAGGTATACATCATATCAAGCATTTCTGATTTAGCTTTTTCTTCTTCGGTATCATCCTCTAATTCTTTGTCATTGTCGAATAAGTCATCAAGTTTAAAGAGGCTTTGATTATACTCTGCTTGTTCTCCGTATGCAGAACGAAGCAATTTGTTTTTGAATGTACTAAGTGATGCAAGGATTCTTGCTTTAAGATGTTCTTCAGTACATTCACCATAGTATTTGTTGAAAACAAATAACATCTTATCCCAGAAATAAGATTGGATAATATCCGGTGTAAGATTAAACCGTTTATAATCAATCTGTCTGGTAAGGTTTCTAATTACTGGCTTACAAACTTTATAAAGTCTGTTGAAAGTAGCTTCATCATATTCTTGCATAGGTTTTAATCGATGAAGCTCTGAACCGTTATTTCCTTTACTTTTTCCCATGTTTTTAAATATTCGTTATGCAAATATAAGTATTTTTTCTTATATAAAATAATAATATTAAATATTCGGGAGCTTAAGGTAGTGGATTAGTAGTTTCTAGATAGATGTCAACATACTTAGAACTATCTCGGTACTATCAAAATCTATTAGTTTATATAATATTGCAATATAGATATGAAGAAATTTAAAGACAACATCAAGTTCAGTTTTTCTCCTGAGTTTCAGTTCGAGATACTCAGGTTTGTTTTAAAAGATAAGGAAGGAGGATTAGTACTCAAAAGGATTAAATCCAATTACCTGGTTCTCATAGAACACTCCCTTATCTTCGAGGGTATATCAAAATATTTTAAGAAGCAAGGCAGAATGCCCTCTGAGAATATTCTAAAGGAAGTATTAAAAGAGTTACTAGAATCTAAAACCTATGTGGATTTGGTAACTAAAGATGATATACCCAATATCAATAAACTAATAAGTAATCTCTATCATATACCCCTATCGGATTCTGATTATATAAAAGAAAAGATATATCAGTTCTCTACTTATGTTGAGATGAAGAACTTAAATGATTCCTTCGATTTGGATAACTTCGAACAATACGAAGAGTATTCGAGGAAGATTGAAAAGGTACTTCAGAAAAGTAAACCTAAGAAAGAAGATGAACCTTTATATATGATTCGGGATATTACCGAGAGACAGTTTAGAAGACAATCAGAACCTTCAGTTATACCTTGCCCATTTAGGCAGTTGAATGAACTAACTAATGCAGGAGGTTATCCAGAGCATTCTGTTAATGTGATACTAGATAAACCCAAGGCAAAGAAAACCTTCTTTATGGTAAACCTTGCAAGAGGTTATCTCAGAATGAAGAAGTCAGTATTATATATTGATACGGAAAATGGTCAAGAACAAATCATGGACCGTTTCATTCAATCCAGTATCAATAAAACTAAGAAGGAATTATACTCTGGTGAGTATGATAAACTTGAGGCAAAGCATTTAAGGAAACTTGCAAGGTTTGGAGTTGAATTAGTAGTTGAGCGTGTACCAGCGATGATTACTAATACCACTTATATAAGGGAAAAGATAATTCAACTTCGTAATCAAGGAATCGATATTAAAGTTCTTATGGTTGACTACGCTGGTAAGCTTGCATCAATAGCGGGTGATAGAGAAGATTTCGAAAGGATATCTAATGTATATGTAGACCTTCAGAATCTGGCAGAGGAATTACATTTAGACATTATATGGACTGCTCATCACATTACTCGTGAAGGTAAAAAGCATAGGCTTACTCGGTATGATGAGAATGATATCTCTGGTTCAATTGCCATTGTTCGTAATGCCCAGGTTATCATGGGTCTTAACTCTACTGAGCAAGAAGAGAAAGATAATATTCTTCGAGCTGAGATAGTAGTACAAAGGGATGGTCTTCCTTCCGGTAGAGCATTATTCAAATGCGATGTCGAAAGGCAAAGATGTACGGAATTTACAAGGGAACAACGTAAACAATATGATGAAGTATATGGTAGTAAGTTGGATGAACAATTTAAAAAGAATACTAACCCGGATGCGGATTCTAAGAAAAGGGAAAGAACTACTGGAGACATTTAGATGTAAGTTGGGTTATCCTGAATGGGTAGCAGTTCATTGGACTGAGTTTAAACAGAGACCTCGTAGGGCAATTTTTTCTAAGAAAGGCGGGAGAAGGAAAGCCCAGTATTATGAGAAACGTCATGTAGAGTATTACTGTAATATATGCGGGAAGAAAAGATATGAAAATAACAAACCAGTTTAAATCTAGACTAAGAACTTACTTCGTTAAACGATTAGGAGGTTATGATTATAGGCATGGCTGGATGCGTATACCAACTTGCCCCTATTGTGGGAGAGAACATAAGTTGGGAGTTAACCTTTCTATGTATAGAACCAATTGTTTTAGATGTAATGCCCATCCTTCTCCTGCTCAACTAATAATGGATATAGAAGGATTTACTGAGTACCATGAACTAATTAATTTTTTGAACAATGGCCAATTTGATGAACTACAGTTTAAGGAAGAGAAAATCGAACTTGCCGAAAGTAAGCCCGTATATCTCCCTGAGGGATTTAGAAATATTTCGCTTGGAGACAGCCAACTTGCAAAAAGCATTCGAGGGTATGTCAAGAAACGCGGATTTAGCCTCGAGAAGTTTTCAAGATACGGTATCGGCTATGGAACAAGCGGCTCAACATATGGGTACCTTATCATCCCGTTTTATTATCGAGGACAACTTAGGTATTACAATGCTCGAAATGTTATCGGCAAAGGGCCCAGATATAATAACCCAGACAAAGACATCACCGGTTTGGGAAAACAATTTATCATCTTTAATCATGATGCGTTGGAGATGTATCGGTCGGTATTCATTTGCGAAGGGGCACTTAATGCTCTCACAATTGGGGATAGAGCAATTGCCACAATGGGTAAAGCTATTAGTCAGTACCAAGTCAATGAGTTACTTAAATCCCAATGCGAAAGATTTATTATATTGTTGGACCCAGACGCAAAAGAATATGCCATCAACTTGGCTCTCAAGCTTGTTGCATATAAAAAAGTCAAGGTGGTGTTTTTACCAGACGGAAAAGACGTAAATGATTTAGGGAGAAGTCAGACACTTAAGTTAGTATATGCTACCAGGTACCAAAGTTATCAAGAATTGATATCAATCAGAAACTCTTTGGAGTAAGGAGTTCCTATTATATTATAAAATAATATATTTATGCGTGAACCATCTATCCATATAACTAAGTCTCAGTTTGAGGAAATATTAAATATCTTAGAGGTAGATAATTTCCCAGTTGAGGCTTTTTTTGTTATTGCTAGAAAGGAGGCAATAAATCATAGAGCAGTCTTAGTTTCTAACAATAAGAATACTAAGAAAGTTTCTAACATTTTACTAGCATCCAAGGGAGATGCTGCCCTTGTTGCTGATATTTTATACGCAACTCGTATAAAGTTAAAGCATAGGGGAGTTCGTAAAATAAATGAGAGTAATTCCCGAGAATGGGCAAATTGTAAAAAGCTTGCAGAAGTATGTAATACCTTTTGTGAAGATTTTAAATTTGATACCCGGGAAGGTTTTATTAAATACATTGAGACTGGGTTAAAGAGAATGACTGATTATCGTAATGTTATGCAAAGGTTATTATCCATGCAGGAGAACATTACTAATCAGGTAGAGGCCGAATTAGAACTCAAGGGGGATAAGGACCCAGGCTTTACCAAAGACATCCATGATGAATTCATAAAAAGAGTTGCTAGTGTTACTGGTATTTATGAATCTTATGAACATCAGCCAGAGAAATATGTTCACTTTCTTAGGATTCATAATCTAATGGATGAAAAGGATTGGAATGTATTTCAATTTTTGGATGCCCAGTTCGAAGCTCTTGCTTGGTGTAATGGATTACCAGAACCAAGTCAGATGTATAATGATAAGGCTATCGAAAGATATAATAAATACTTATATAAAAATAAAGATAAACGAACCTTAGACGAGCCTCAAGTAGAGGGGAGTCTTTGGGATAAAATAAGAAAATGATATGAAAGGTTTACAATTTTTCGGAAACAGAGTAGAGGATGCAGCTAATGCTTTTATAGATGTCCTCAAGTATTCAGACCAATCGGTAACTTATCCAGATTTTAAGGATATCGACCCTTGGCCTGATGAGATAATTAATATGTTCTATGTGATTTGGAAGAATGCCAAGTTCTCAGAACTAAGTGCAATTATTATGTATACCCAACAGTCTTCTAGATTCGAGGAGGTATCAGAATTGATGTTGGGTATTGGTTTGGTAGAGATGAGACACCTTGATAAGATATCGGACTTTTTACAAAAGGCAGATCCCTATGAGGATTACTCTACCATGAATATTAATCCTACGATTGAGATTGGTTCTACTTGGGAACAAGCTTTAAAGATTGCTTTGAATTCCGAGATAGAAACTATTGGTCACTACAAGAAAATCCAAAGAGCAATTGCTCAATACGAGGAACGTCCAGATTACGATGATGTGAATTATTTCCTTGAGAAATTGATTGCCGATGAGGAACATCATATCAAACTTCTTAAGGAAGCAATGGGCATGGATAAAGCCACTAAGGGTGTAACGGTAATTATCAAATGAGTAAGATAATTATTCAGAATGGGAATATGTGCGAACTTGACTTACCTCTTAAGTTCGCACAGAAACTTTATAATGAGTTTGCCATTCGACATCCGAATGCTTTCTACTTACGTACAAGGCAAAGAGGTATGCAGAATTGGGACGGTAAGATTCATTACATCACCAAGACTGGGCAATTTAAAATAGGTTTACTTCCCAAAGTATACGATATGTGTATTGAGATGGGGATTAAACCTAAAGTTGTAGATATGAGACAACCTTTACCTAAAGTCAGTAAAGTAGTTACGAATATAGGCAAATATAAATTAAGACCAGAGCAAGAGAAAGCTGTTAAGGCAGTTATCAATAATAAGATAGGGAATACACCTTTTCATATTGGCGTATTAGATTACACTGTTAATGCAGGTAAAACACTTATCATGTCGTCTTTATATTTATCCTATAAGAAGCAGTTAAAGACTTTGCTAATAACTAATGATTCGGATTGGTTAAATCAAGCTAGAGAAGAATTTAAGCAATATCTTCCCGGAGAAGATATCACTTTTGTTCAAGGCAAGGTTTTAAACTGGAGTAACTTTACTATAGGTATGGTTCAATCTATTTCGAGAAATATGAGATTCTATCAAAAGGAATTATCTCAAATAGATATGGTACTTATAGATGAGGCTGACCAAGGAGGTAGTAAGCAATATCAGAATGTAATCACTCGGTTATTTAATACCAGAATTCGTATAGGATTATCTGGTACGATTTATATGAGTAAGCTTGCTAAGGATAGGGTTAAGAATATGAACTTAGAATGTTTCTTTGGTAAAGTACTTGCTGAGTTCAAACTCAAGGATTCTATCAAAAAGGGTTACTCAACAAAAACCGTTGTAAAGATGGTACCTGGTAAACCCTGGTATGGTAATTGGGAATCTGATTGTATTTCCTATAAGGAAATATACGATGATTCAATCACCAATTGTTATACAGCTTGGTTAATGGCTTATAATAGATTACTATGGAACCTTAATCAAGGCAGATACCCTGCTCTCGTAGTATGCAAGCATATTGCACATTGTGAAAATCTATATAAGTTCTTTAAAAAGAAACTGGGCGATGCCTATAATATTGCCTATGTGCATGTTAATACTCCTTCTAAGTTAAGACAACAAATAATGAAGGATTTTAGAGAAGGTAAAATAGATATCCTGGTATCAACTACAATCATTGCTCGAGGTAAAAACTTTCCTAAGCTTAAGTACTTACTCAATACCGCAAGTATGGATTCACAAGAAAAATCCATTCAATTCCTTGGTCGTTTGGTAAGAACCGATGAATCTAAAAATAAGGTATACCTTGATGACCTTCATTATCCTGGGAATTATTTAGATAGGCACGGTAAACATCGGAAGCAATATTATCAGAGACAAGAATTGAAAGTAATACTGTTAGATAAGCTATGGAAGAAACATCCTAACCATAGCCTTATTAAGAGTTAACTAGAAGTACTATGAGTATTTACTTTTTCTCCGTAGGAGGAAAAGAAGATTACAATCAATAAGCATATAGGCATTATGAATAATGATAAACTAATATGTATCAGAGATGAAGATGATACTAAACTAACTACTCTCTTATCAGAAGGTTGGAGGATAATCCAAATCTCTGCATCGGGTATTTATTGCTGGGTACTCTTAAGGAAACCCAATAACACTAAAAAGAAAATTAAAGGCTTTCAGTGATGGAGAAATATATTTTAATTACAGCGGTTGTTATTATGATAATAATACTCGCTTTAGACTTCATATTTTCTAAGGATGGTTATCAATGTCATTCATGTAAGAAACGTTTTCATAAAGAGGATTTGGAAATCAAAGGATGGCATTTCAAAGAATGGGTCTGTCCTAATTGTAAACACCTTAATTATACTTATGATGAGGAAGATTAAAGAATGGTTTAAGTCTCTTGTTGTGGGGGAGGTACATAATCCTAAACATGTATTCAACTGTAGAGATTTGATATGGATATCAAGCTTGGAAACTTCTCAAAATACTCCCGAATGCTTTACTCATTATTTCTATCTGTACTGGAGTAATGGTATGGTAGTCAAAGTATGTCAAGAGAGTCATGATAGAAATTCATACCAAGAATTATATAAACTCAGGGAACTATTTATAAATAACATGGGTTATTCCTATGTTCCGATAGAAGATAACAGTGAGATATACATTTATTATAAACGTAAAAAGGATATATAATGGCTAAGAAAAAGAAACAACTTCCTGACTTATCGAAGCAAGATATTCTTACTCCCATAGATGTAAGTACTCTGGGGACTAATGGAGACCCTTGCTTTGGTATTGGATATGATTTATCAACTAAGGAATGTAAACTATGCGGAGACTCAGAGCTATGTGCATTCAAGATGTCACAGAACTTGAACATCACCAGGAAAGAACTTGAACAGAAGAATCAATACAAGGATTTGGATGTACTTGAAGATACAGTTGGTATCAAGAAATACATCCGAGGCTTGATTCGGAAAGGGAAAGACAGAAAAGAGGTTATTACCAAAACCGTTGAGAAATTCGAAGTACCAAGAAAACGTATTAGAGAACTTTATAAAGAGTGTACTAAATAATGAAACCAATAGAGATGATATGGGCTATGTTCAAGGTATACCTTAACAACCCAAACTATTTTGTAAAGCAAGAGGATGTACTTGCTAATTTATGTATGGAGGGTTCTACTGATGTAATCAGGATGTGTAATTCATTGGGAGTACATGTTTCTAGACCCGAGAAATTAACCTTTGGACACTTTTACGTAAATGTAATATATTATGAACAGATTTAGATTTATCAAAGTAAGGGAGGTAGTATCTCCCAACAGAGCAAACCCAAATGATGCTGGGTTAGATTTCTATGTACCAACCAACCTAACTTCAGAGGATATTCATCCTAAGAATGAAGCAGATAGCGAAGGATATGATTTAGATATCCCATTCGGTGAAGTTTTTGTAAGGCATATAGCTTTAAAACCAGGCCATCGTATACTTATCCCATCAGGTATCATGGGATTGCTTGAACCTCCTGCATCTATGCTAATGGCAGCAAACAAATCTGGTATAGCTACTAAGAAAGGGTTAATCTTTACTGCCGAGATAGTGGATTCCCCTTATGTTGGAGAGATACATATTGGGATATATAACACTTCTCAAGAAATTCAGGTTATCGAGGCTGGTCAAAAGCTGGTACAATTTATTCATGTACCCATTTATATTACCGAGCCAGAGGAGATTCAGCAAGAGGAGTTTTATACTGAATCACAAATGTGGGGAAGCAGAGGAGATAAAGGATTTGGTTCATCTCAAAACATAAAATAGTGGACATAAGGAATATAAATGAACAAGTGCCTCAGGTAGAAGAAACTGAGGCACGGATACTACAAGAAATGTATGATCTTGGGATAGAACAATTCTCTGGATATAAATCTATAGAGAAGTTACCAGATTATCCTTTAGATATAAATAACCCAAAGAACCAAGTTATCCTAAAGGATTTTATTGGTAGGGTTATTGAGGAATTAACCGAAGGATTCGAATCTACCGATGAAGTAGTATCTATATATCGTGATTATGGATGGAATAATGATTGCTTAACCTCAGAAGAATACACTCAGGTATTAAATCATCTAGCAAATGCAAATGAGGAACAAGCAGATGCCTTGGGATTCTTCTTTACTTTGCTTTTGTATTCTAATATATTGCCAGAAGATATTCTGAAATACCAAGATGCAAAGAGTTTATTTGAGGTAATGGCAATCGGAGTCAAAGACCTACTCATCAAGTACCCAGATCATCGAAGTGTAAGGAAATATCCTATATTAAGTTCAACCGATTGGGCAAGAGAGGATAGAGCAGAGTATGATAAGATAGTTTCTTATACCCCAGGTTTTCATGAAATGAGCGAGATATCTCATGAAAACGAGAAGCTATATTTATGGGAAGTAATATATGAACTCAATAAAGCAAGGAACTTCCTTAAATGTAGACCCTGGAAACAAACTCAAGTAATGACCAAAGAAATAGATTTTCAGGAATCATTAGTAAAAGCTTTCTATCTCTATATGGGATTCTTAGCCATGAATGGGTTTACTCCTTGCGGATTATTTAGTTTATTCTTTAAAAAACAACGTCTCAATTTATGGAGACAAAATACTAATTATTAGTAACCCATTAAAAATCAGCCAATTATATGTCGGGTTGGAATAAGAAATTAGAGGGGCTTCAACTTAATACGGAGGAGTCCCTCCATTCGTTAGAATTTGCTACTTCACAGGAAGCATGGGAAAAACTCAATGAGGGATTCCTAAGATTAGACCCAATCCTATTTGGGAAAGGAGCTATGGCTAATAGTGGGGTAGCAGTAGTGTATAATGTATTTATAAAAATACGAAAAGCATGGGTAGACCCAGAATTTGATTATGGGCGGTGTTTCAATTATAAAGAAACTAAGTGGACTAGCTTATTGAATAACTACATAGATTTTAATAAGCTTGACTTGTTGCGTAGTAAACTGAGAGTACTGAGAAATAAGTACAATCAGAATTACAATATAACTTATATGTTCAATAATCATCATGATAATGGTAAACAATGTCTAATAGCTGCGACTTTTTCAAAACGATTCGGGGAAGACATCCCAGTTATTACAATGGTAGTTCGGGCTTCGGAGATTACCAAGAGGTTAATATTCGATTTCCTATTAATTCAACGAATGTCAGAGTACGTATATGGGCCGGACCAGTCAGTACAAATCAACCTATTTGCGACTCAAATGTACGGAAATGTGGAGACACTTCTAATGTATCATACCCATAAACCTTTGAAGAAGGTACTTAAAGGAGCAGAGGAGAATTCATGGAATAAGAGGATAAAAGAGATATGGAAAAAATTCCAAAAGGGCACAGAGAAGGAATTCTCTTCATTCAAGGTATTCTTTAGAAGTTTTAAAGTGCTTCGACCAGATTTATATGAGGAAACATATAAATCAATGAAAGCAAAAGAATTACTTCTTGAATACGAGGATATAGAATATCCTGAGAATGTAATCTCTTACTCTCAACGTAAAGCCTATAAAAAGAAACTTTTAAAACAAAAGAACAATGGAAGCTAAGGAATTTTTAAATCAGAAGCGGATAGGATTAGTAAACAAATTTTATTACCAAGTTTTTGAGATTAAAAAGAACGGTAAAGAACCCGATATACCCTTGTTAATAAAAGAGATAGAGGATTTTGACCATTTTGTATACCGCTACTGGCATATGACCTGGGTTAATTCTACAATGTCATACAATTAAATAATTTATACTATATGAGGATTTATTCAAACAGCTTTGAGTTAATGTCAGAAACTGGCAGAGAACTCAACAGTTATGGGCAATTGGTAAAACCCAAAACCTATCAGAACAAAGTAATTGAAGGTAATGAGGATTTTATTACAAAAGAACTCATTTGCCAACAATATTGTTTAACTTCACTTGGAGACCCAGTATGGTTATTCATATTCTCTCATTCAAAGGAATGGGCAGATGCTGAGTTTAAAGAAAGAATTGGTTGGTATGATTTAAATCCAGGTAAAGCTTGGGAATTGAGAAAAGATTTATGGGAACAGTTTTTGGTGAATGGTAAGTTTGATTACACCTACCCAGAGCGTATTTGGAACTCGTTAGACATTTATGGTAGTACTTCTTTTAACTGTGATTCAGCAATGCAATCAGTTATTGAACTTCTTAAGAGGGATAATGATACTCGTAAAGCAGTACTCCCTATATTCCATGGTACAGATTTAAGATTCCTTGATGGAAGTAAACGTATACCTTGCTCAATGTATTATGATTTCCTTATCCGTCAGAATGGTAAAGGAGAGAAGGTATTACATATTTGCTATCATCAAAGAAGTTCGGACTTTGTACAACATTTCGGTAATGATGTATATCTTGCATGGAGACTCATGCAATATGTAGCTAAAGAGGTAGGAGTAAAACCAGGTTATCTATATCATACTATCGATTCTCTTCATGCTTATAAGAAAGATTGGACATCATTAGCATCTAATCTGGAAGACTTACAAGAGAAATACTAATAATGAGGGATGTATCTACTACTGGTGGGTATGTCCCTTTTTCTATTTTAAAATATGGAGACACGGTATACAATAATAAAAAACAAGAGAGAGCTTAAGAAACTTATTGCTTGTTGTAAAGCTACAGGTTATGCTTGCTGTGACTACGAAACAAATGCAGAACCAATATATAATAAGGGTTTTAAGCCAACTATACTCTCAGTATCCTGGATGCCAGGGTTTGGTGCTTCCATTCCTTTAGACCATTTCGAAACAAAAGATTATACTTCACCGGGTTGGAATTGGAAAAAGATGCTAAAGAAATTTGGGGAAGAGGTAATCGAGAATTATGACATTGTAAAGGTTGCATGGAACTGGAAGTTTGATGACCAGATAAACCAAAAGTATAAAATATTCTATAGGGGTACTTGTTTAGATGGTATGCTTGCAAAATATGTTCTTAATGAGGAAAAACCCCATGACCTAAAATCAATGGTAAGAAGGTATTTGCCTGAGCATGGTAATTATGAGAAACAAGATGCTTTTGATAAAATACCTTGGGATAAAAAAGAATTAGACCCACTTTGCCATTATGGGTGTCAAGATACAGATTATACTCTTAGGTTAATGATATTCTTTGAGAAGAAGTTGGTGGATTTAGGTATGTATTCGGTATTCCGTAATTTATTCATGTGTAATTCACGAGTACTAACATCGGTAGAAAAGGAGGGTTTATATCTAGATACTGAGTTCAATAAAAAGCTTTTGGAAGAATATAAACCAAAAATAGATGCTGCTAGAGACGCAATATACGCTTTGCCAAGAGTAAAGAAATTCGAAAAGAAGTATAACCAAGAAAAGATTGATAAATATATTCAGTCTATTGAAGACGAACTTGAAGAGTTAGATTATAATGACCCAAAAGATAAACGGAAGATTGCATCAAGGGAACAGAAAATCTCAAATATCAAAGCAGGTATATTCACAACTAAAAAGGAACAAGAATTAATAAGGCCCATTAATTTGGGTAGCCCAGTTGATTTACCTGCATTGATGTATTCAGAAGATGGCTTTCATTTTGATGTGATTAAGGATAATGAATCTGGTAAACCAAGTACTGATGAAGAAACTCTTACTAACCTTAGGTTAACGATTAAAAAGCCAGATTCACCAAAGGCAATATTCCTTGATAAGCTTCTTGAATTACGAGGGTTAGAGAAAATGTATAAGACCTATATTTATGGATGGTGGGAAAAGGTACAAGATGATTCTAGATTACACGGTAGGTATAATATACATGGTACAGACTCTAATCGGTTTAGTTCTGCAGACCCAAATATGCAGCAGATACCAAAGACATCGGTAGACCCCAATATCAAGAAACAATTAGTTGCTCCTCCGGGATATTTATATATGGCATTTGACTACTCACAGGCAGAGTTAAGAATGATGGCTCATCTATCGGGTGATGAAACATATCTTGATGCTTTTGCAAAGGGGGCTGACCCTCACTTGGGTATAGCAGCAGCAAAATATGGAGTATCAATTGAGGAAGCCTCTAAAATATACGAAGATGAAAATCATCCTGACCATAAATTATGGAAGACTAGAAGAAAACAAGCTAAGCAAATTGCATTCGGTTTGATTTATGGTATTGGAGAAGCTTTACTTGCAGTAAAATTATCCGACCCAAAAGCTGGTATTATAGTTACTAAAGAAGAAGCCCATAAAGAAATGGCGGAGTTCTTTGAGAAACACCCAAAGATACTTAAGTTCAAAGAGAAGCAAGAGAAATTTCTTCGTAAGCATGGGTATTATACCCAGTTATTTGGTACTAAGAGAAGATTACCCCAGATATACTCAAACGACAAACAAGAAGTTGCTTATGCTATTCGTTTGGGACTTAATTTCCCATGTCAAGGTGCTGCAGCAAATATGACCAACTTCGGAGCTATTCTTGTTTATTGGTTAATGCGACAAGGTAAATTACCACGTATGCTTGAAGTAGCAACTGTTCATGATGCAGCCTATTTTTACTCAAAGCCTGAATATATTAATACTTGGACTGTTTTTAAAATATGGGATATATTGAGAAACCCCAGTACTAAGAAATATTTTGGTTTTCAAGTGGATGATGTAGATATGTCAATGGACTTCTCTATTGGTAGGTCAATGGCAGAAGAATTACCTTTTATTCCTGGGTATGATTATAGAAAGATGCTTCAACCAGATTTCTCAGTAGAGGAGTATATGGAAGAACATAAGAAGTATAAGAATGTAATCATTAAGGATTATCCTAAATTGTTTAGTAAAGAGATAAAGCAGTATGAGGAAGATTTTAAAGGGAAACTTAGATTGCATTGGTTGCCCTAATTACCATGTTACCAAGAATGGTAAGGTATATTCTAATTATAAGGGTAAAGGTTGGGTAAAATTATCCCTTAATCGAATTAAAAATAACGGATACGTTATAGTTTCTATTAGGGATACGAATGGATATAGGTATACTTATAACATTCATCAATTAGTAGCATTAGTATATGTACCAAACCCAAATAATCATAAGTATGTATGTCATAAGGATAATATAAGAACTCATAATCATTATAAGAACTTATATTGGGGTACTGCTAAGGAAAATACTCAACAATGTATTAGAGATGGTAGGTTTAAATTTTCAGATACAAAGTTAAGTAGACCCGATATACTTCAATTACTTTATGAGTATGATACTGGTATGATAAAAGCAAAACTTGCTAGGAAGTATGGGATATCACCAATGTTAGTATATAAATATATTAAGAAAAGAAAACGTTATGAAGAAGATTTTAAACGGGCCCACGGTATGGAGGGCTAAATGCCCAGTATGTGATTGCGAATTTGAATATGATACCAGTGAAACTTTTGGGGTTTATAATAAATCTGGGGATTATTTTAGGATAGTACAATGTCCTAATTGTAAAACTAATATAAAGCATTCAGATTCAGTATCTACCATTACAGGAGTGAAAAGAGAAGATACTATGTCTATATAAATAATATAAATTTATGGAATTATGGCAACACAGAAAGAGATTGATAATGCAAGTAAGTTAACTGCCCTTACTTATATGGTTGCAGGTTGCTTAGGTTATTCTATCGAAAATTTACTTAAGTATTTAGATGGGGTTAATCTAAGGTTGAGTGGACAAGAAAAGATGTTACTTAATCGATTAAAGACTCAGTTATCTCAAGTACAAACTAATCTTACTACTTTAGAGGGATTGGCTTTTAAAGTAATGGCTACGGATGAGGATGGTAAACTTGCTTATGAAGATGCCACCCATATTTATTGGGCTGCATTTTTAGCATTACTCGATAGAGGTGGTACTGATAACTTATGCGACTTAAGATTAATGGCTTTGGTAGATAAGATAAGCATCTATAAATCTCTTCTTAATTTGCCCGGTATGAAACTCTCTTATCAAATGGCTTTTGCTCAAGTAACTAAAGCAATAAGCAAAGGGGAATTTAGTAAAGAAGACTTTAAAAACCTATTAGAAGTTTATGAAGACGGAACTGAAAAAACTAAAGGTTAAATTTGAAGGTAAACTTATTGAGATTGATATTCAAAAGGAATTATCTATCAATGAGAATATCATCAATTCTCAGCTACGAGAATCTCCTTCTAGTTATTATGTACTTGCTTCCCTGAGAGATAAGTATATAAAAGAAAGAGATGCTCTAGCAAGGGAAAAAGAAGAAGCTTATTCGAATGCCTGGTTATATTATAAGGATGCTAATGAGAGATGGAATAATGAATACGTATCTCATAAGGCAAACCTTAACAAGAAATACTCTTCTATCAATGAAAGGTATTTGAAAGCTGTAGAAAAAGCAAATAAGTTCATAACTATATGTAAAGCCTATGAGTCACGCGAAAATATATTAAGAACTATTAATGCGAACCTAAGAAAAGGTTAACCCATCGAACTATAAACAATTATTAACTTTTAAAAACAGTATTAGAATATGAATTATTCAATGACATTTATCTCACCTCTTGTAGCTGAGAAATTTAATCAAGAATTACCCGGATGCCCAACAGAAAACCGGGTACTTATTTTATCTCCCAAGGAGGTAAACCAAACTAAATCTGGTTTGATTATCCCTGAACAAGTAAAAGAGGGAGTTCCTCGTAAAGGGGTTGTAGTAAAGAGTGGAGAAATTACTGAAGAATACAAAACCTACCGAGAATTGGTTGCTGTAGGTAGAATAGTTACCTATGGTTTGTATGCAGGTAAAGAACTTGAATTCGAAACGGACAAACTATCTCCTGCTCTCAAACAACTTTTAGAGAAAAACGTTCTTACCGTATTGAGTATGAACGAAGTAGTTTACTCAGAACCGAATAATTAAAACTAATCATTATGATAAAAGACAAGAAGAAAAAGAAAGTTTCATCAGAAGGACTTTCTACAAAAGAAAAGATGCTAGCTAGAAAGAAACAGCTAGAATCCAAGGGAAATGGTAGTGGGTTAGTATATCCAAAAGAAGGAACACTGAGAATGAGAATTAAATCTCCCGGTGATGACCAAGAATTGGGTATCGAAATTATTCAATTCTACCTGGGTGGCAATTTGGGAGGAGTTATATCTCCGGCTACTTTTGATGAACCTTGCCCATTCATGGAGAAATATCAAGAATTGAAAAACTCTAAGGATGAAGATGACAAGGAACTTGCCAAGAATTTGGTGCCAAGAAGAAGATATGTCATCGGTGGTATCATTTACTCAGATGAAAAGGGTAGTAAGGTAGATTACGAAGGCAAAGATAAGGGAGTTTTAGTTCCTCGCTCAGTATACCAGGATATCATTGACCTTTACCTTGATGAAGATGAGGCAGGTGATATGACAGATCCAAAAACTGGATATGATATCAAGGTAATTCGTTCAGGGTCTGGTAAACTAGACACCACTTATTCTGCTCGTGCTTGCAAACCAACTAAGTTGGACAAGAAATATCAGGGTACAATTGACCTTGAGGGAATAGTTCGTTCTCAAATCAAATCCTATGATGAGTTGGAAGATTTACTTTCACAGTATCTAAATGAAGACCATGGGGATGACGATGATGACGATAAGTCAAAGAAGAAAAAGAAAAAGGGAGTTCACAAAGACCATTACATGGAAGATGATGAACCTAAGAAAAAGAAAAGAAAATACAAATCGGATATTTAAGGGTTAGTAATATGGTTTCATTCGAAGGTGGTAATTAGATTCGTTCTGTTATCACCTTCTTTAGTTTAAAGACATTACATTATGGCAAAGAAATCTAAGGTTGGTTTAAAAGTACCAACAGCAAATGAGATGGCAAAGAAATATGGGAGTATGATTAAATTAGCTTCAGAAGTTACTGATACCGATTTATATATACCATCTACTTTCTTTGCTCTGAACTACTTATTCGGTAAGGGTATTCCTTATGGTAAAATCGTTGAGATTGCTGGAGAGGAATCCTCTGGTAAATCTTTAGTGGCTTATAACTTTGCTTATGCTACTCAACAACTTGGAGGTCATGTGATATGGGTAGATGCTGAACAATCCTGGATGAATTCATGGGCTGAAATCAATGGAGTAGACCCTGCAAGAGTAACTATTGTTAATGATACCCGTATTGAATATATTGCAGACGTAGTAGCAGACTTAGCAATTTATTTACGTTCTCAATTAACTCACAATGAACCGATACTCTTAGTAATCGATTCCATTGCAGCTACTGACTGTACTGATAATATAGATGCTAAGATGGTTGATGGTAAGGCAGAGATGGGAGGTAGAGCAAAGGCTCTTTATAAATACTTCCGTATCAGAAGTGAACTATTCTACAAACTGGGAGTATCTCAGATTTATATTAACCAATTAAGAACTGCTTTGAATGTCGGATTTGGAAAAGATAACACAACAACTACAGGAGGTGCAGCACTTAAGTTCTACGCTTCAATCAGAGCTGCTTTCTATTCAGGAAGGTCTGTTACCATTAAACAAAATGGGAAAGAAAGGAAAGCTGGGAAACTTGTCACTATCAGACTTATTAAAAATAAAGTTGCTCCTCCTCGACCTACAATCAGCAAATGCCCTGTATATTTCAATCCTAAATTCCACGAAGTCGGGTTTGACAGATGCTATGCTTTAGAGGATGTATTGGTAGATACCGATGTAATCGAAAAAACTACTGGTGGGTATAAATTGAAAGGTAAAACTCTTGCAAGAGGGGAAGAGAAATTCCAAAAGCTTTTGGAAGAAGACGATGAACTTCGTAGAAAACTTTTACGGAAAGCCGGAGTAAATACCATAGGTACTACTAAAAAACAACTGGAGAAAATAGAAACAAATCTATTCCCAGTCGATGGTGTAGAATATGAAAACTATTCAGATTCAGAAGAGGAGGAGAAAGACGATGAATAAGAAAGAGGTAGAAGGTATAGAGAAAGTAATTAAAGAGTACCTTAAGAAAAATTTGAGAATGGAATCTAGGGTTAGGTATCTAGATGCTTATAGCCCACCAGAGAATTATTTAGATGTATATCTTGGAGAGGAAAGATTCAAGAAGTTTCACTTTATGAATTAGATTTTGGACGATGAGCAAGAAAACACAATTTACAAGGTCCAAGAATAAGATAGGTAGTCTGTCTTGGACTTCTCCAATCTATACTCATGGAGAAGGTAAGTATCAGAATAAAATACTTCATGATAATATCCCAGGATATCCAGGATACCACATCTCTAAGAGAGGTAAAATATATTCAAGGTGGGATGTTAATGGTAAGGGTATATTAAGTAAACGATATCACTTAAAACAACCTCATCTAAATAAGAATGGGAGGTATATAGTAGGATTATCTCAACCAGGTATAGGTACTACAAAATGGTTATTACACAGATTAGTGGCTTTAGTTTATATACCTAATCCCGAAAATTTACCCTATGTTTGCCATAAAGATAATGTACCTACTAATAATTCAGTTAAGAACCTTTATTGGGGTACACAAAAAGACAATATGTCTCAAGCTTCTAGGGATGGGAGGATGGTAAACAAATTAAAAGGTAAATGTATCAAAGGTACAGAGATTCAAAGGTCATATATACCTAAGTTGATAGGTATGGGGTTTACTAGAAAAGAGGTATCAGAGATAACCGGGCTGGGACATCAACTAATATCAGATTATTATATTAAATATAAAAATAAATATGAAAAATAAAAAATTAATATTATTAGTTGACGGCGAAAATATTTTACACCAAAGTTTTCACAAATTTGAAAAACTTAAATCTACCGATGGCAAACCGAGTGGGGCAATATTCGGATTTTTCAAATCTCTACATATGTATCTTACAAGGTTCGAACCGGATGAGGTTTATATTTCATTCGATAATGGTCATTCACCAGTAAGGACGAAGTTATTGCCCAATTATAAGGGACATAGAAAAAATATATCTGTAGATTACGAATCATTGCAAAAGCAAAAGGCAATTATAATGAAAATGCTGGGTATGCTAAGAATTAATTATATCTTCGATAAAAAGAAATCTACAGTATATGAAGGAGATGACTTCTTAGCATACCTTGCAATTAAAAAATTCCAATCCGAGAAAATGATACTTATATCATCGGATAAAGACTTTAACCAGTTGCTATCAAATAACCTGAGGATATATAATCCCAGAAAAGATGAGATGATAAGAATGGATAACTGCAAAGAATTATTCGGTTATCATTCTCATGAAACGGTAGAGTACCTTGCAATGGTTGGAGATACTTCCGATGATATACCAGGGTTCCCGGGTATAGGCCCAGTAAAAGCAAGGAAAATCCTTGATGAGGGTAGAATTGAGAAGTTTATTGCCCAGAGTAAGAACAAAGAATATCTTCAAATATGGAAAAGGAATGAACAGTTAATCGACCTTTTCTGGTTTGTAAGACATAATCCATTGGATAAGTTACCAATTAAGTCAAAGAAGAAGTTTAAGTATGAGAAATTCAAAGAGCTTTGTATCGAATACTCTTTAGCATCATTTTTGACAAATGAATTTATAAAACCATTTAAAGCATTACATTATGAGTAAGAGAATTATGTTTGTGGGTCCCTCTGGTATAGGGAAAACTACTTTAGCTAAGTATGTAGCTAAGAGAGAAGATCTACCTTTTATTTCTGGTAGTATGTCAGATTTATTACCTGCTACTGAAGGGGTATCACATAATGAAATATTATCCCTCGGTTCGGAGGCAATGTATAAAGCAGATTTTCAACTTCTGAACAAAAGGAATAGGTTATTCAAGGATAGAGAATACTTCGTAACTGATAGGAGTTATGCAGATTTGGCTGCTTATTTTTGGTATAAGCAATCAAGAACTTTACCAGAATGTGAAATGGAACATTTTTTCTGTCAATGTAAGACTTTAATGGAAGATCAATGTGATGTAGCAATCTTCTTACCATTAAATCTAGATACTTATAAGCATTGGTCAATGGAAGATAATGGTAAGAGAATACTTAACAGATTCTTCCAAGTTCAGATATCATCTCTTATGGGGGAATTGCTTGCAAATTGGGAAATACCCACTATTTGTATATCTGAGCTCGATTTAGGTATGAGAACGGAACAAATCAATTACCATTTAGATAGGATATGGGGAAAGAAGTAATAGCAATAGCCTTTTCAGATTTACATATAAATCTATGGGCTAAGTTTAATGAGAACAATCACAGGACCCTGAATAGTTTCAGGGTTTTGTCGATTATACGGAAATTATGTAGAAGGTTTAACTGTCCTGCATTATTTTGTGGAGACTTATTTCATAAGGCCGAAACAATGGACCAAGAATTGGCAGAGATATGTTATAACGAACTAATCGAAGGATTTTGGATATATGCCATATCTGGAAATCATGATATTAAGAAAATAAGTAAGGTTGGTACTAAACCCTTTAGCTGGCTTTATCAAGTAGAGAAGTATGGTATCATGATATTAGATTATGAAAAAACCCAACTATCTTCTACACATAAAGATATTATGGTATATGGGGTTCCTTATATTGATAATAATGTGGGTCTAAGTGAATACTTAAAGAAGTTAGAATTAGATAAAAGTAAAAAGAATATTCTTTTACTACACACCGATTATCCTGGTGCAAAAGATACAGATGGTAGGGAAATAGATTCCGTAGAAAACTTAAATGTGAATGTTCTCAATAAGTTCGATTTAGTATTATGTGGGCATATACACAAACCACAAAGACTATCAAAGAAGGTTTATATGATTGGAGCCCCTAACCATCAGAGGAGAACCGATAGGGGATGTGAATTGGGGTATTGGAAAATCTATGAAGATTTGTCTCTGAAGTTTGTACCTTTGAAAAATTTCCCAAAGTTCATCGATGTAGAAAGGGAAGAGGATATTAATGATGATGGCAATTATTATACGGTAATCCCTCAAAAAGCTAGTACTCCAGTTAATAACAAACATAAGATTACTAAGCAACTTTCTAAGAAGTCTCTAGCAAAGAGATACCTAAGAGAGAAAGGTATTAAAGATGAGGTTAAAACTAATCTATTAATTGAAACACTTAAAAAGGCTGAATCATGTTAACGTTCTTAAACTTAGAGGCAGAAGGATTTTGTTCAATAGAATCCTTACACCTACAATTAAACCCAACTTGTACCATACTTATCAAGGCCCCAAATGGGAAAGGTAAATCAACTATTCTCTCTGCCTTGGTATGGGCAATATATGGAAAAAACCTAAAGGGTGTTTCTGAGGTAAATACCTGGAAGCAAGTAAGGCCCAAAGATTACAAGGGTACTAAGGTACAAGTATACTTTCAGAAAGATTCTCATACATATAAGATAGTTAGGTGTCAAAAGTATGATGAAGTACTTGAGGATGGTGCTAAAGGTAAAGACAGACTTATCTTCATGAAGGATGGGGATATAGTTGATATCAAAGGGAAGGGGAAGATACAGGATTTTATAAACAGAGAGATAGGTCTATCATATACTCTGTTTATGAACTCAATTATGTTTGGGCAAGGTATAAAAAGACTCATACAAGAATCTAATTCTGATAAGAAAAAGATATTCGAAGAAGTATTTGATTTAGAGTTCTTAAACCTTGCTAAAGGCATTGCATTACAAGATAAAAATAACTTGATATCTCAAATAAATGAGGTAGAGCATGAGTCTCAAATGCTTAAGAAAGAATTAGAGGCTAACAAGGAAGCTTACTTCGATATGAGAGATAGAGAAAAATCTTTCAAGCAAAAAATCAAAGAAGAAAGAAGAGAGTTAAAGCAAGATAGAGAAAAGCTAACTAAGTTACTGATTGAGAAACAAAAACAAATTAAGGATGAAGTGGATGCCTCACTTCAGATAAAGATTAAGAAACAAAATGAACTAATCCTTGATTTAAGAGGTAAGATAAAAGATGCAAAGAATTTATCAAATGTACCTCTTAAGAGGGTAATTAAAGAATTAGTAATACAGTTAGAAGCTGGTCACTACAAACGTGCATTACGTGATGCTAAATCAATATATAAAGCGTTCTCTGACCTTGACAAATATGATAAAGAATATCAAGAGGCTCTAGAGAGATTAGAAGAACTTAGTAGTGTAAATGATAGATATAGGAAATTAAAATCCGATTGTGATGATATTGCTTCTGACATTGCTTCTATTGACGAAGATTTGGCTAAGCTCAAACAGGAAAAGCTTAAGGTCATGTCTCCCAAGTATAAACAAAAACTTAAGGAGATTAGGAAAAACTTACGAAAGGTTGATGAGGACTTTCATAATAAAGAGTTAGAGTTAGAGAATTATAACTGGTTAATTAATGACCCATTGGGTAATAATGGGATTAAGGCTTATCTATTTGATTCATCACTTGAGTTCTTAAATAAATGCCTTGATAAGTATTCAGAGGTATTGGGATTTAGGATTGAATTTAATATAGATTTGGGTACTGCTAGAAAAGAATTTGTTACTCTTATTGAAAGAGATGGGCAAATAATTGATTATGATGAACTTTCAGGAGGAGAAAAGACCCTATGCAATTTCTCTATGGCTTTAGCTATGCATGAGGCTTTAACTGCTAGTAAAGGGGTAAATATTATATTGTTCGATGAAGTATTCGAATCCCTAAGTTCGGATAATGTAGAATTAGTTACTTCTTTAATACGCAAATATTCAGAGGGAAAAACTGTATTTGTGATTACTCATCTTGAGGGAGTGGTATTCAGTCATTCTAAAATATTACAAGTAACAAAAGAAAAAGGGCTATCATACTATAAATACTTGTAAACCAAATTTACAGGCATGAAAAAGTATGATAACATCCCAGGATTCCCAGGTTACTACATAAGTAAGAGAGGGCACCTTTGGTCTAGATATTCCAAGGGAGTTCTCTCTACTGTGTGGATTAAAAAGAAATTTTATTTGAGTTCTACCAATGGTAGGTATAAAACTTCAATAGTTCATGAAACTTTAGGAAAGATTAAAATGAATCGGTATAGATTAGTAGCTTTAGCCTATATCCCAAATCCTAATGGTAACCCAGAAGTTTGTCATATAGATAGTAACCCAACTAATGATTATTACAAGAATCTATATTGGGGAACTTATAAAGATAATCATAGGGATATGAGAGAAGCTGGCAATTTTTATAGCCCTTTTATAGAGAATAATCCCAATAAGGGTAAAAGGGGTTGGCAATTGAATACAAAGTTATCAGAATCAGAGTTTAGGTCAATTATTAAACTAAGGGAAACCGGTTACTCAAATAAAGAGATTATTAAAAAATTGGGCTTAATAGGTATACACTCATCTGGGGTAAGTAGGATTTGGAAGAAATATAAAGAAGGCTATTATAATGAGGTTTTAAAACTATAATGGTATATAAAATACAATACATTATGAACTCTAAGAATAAAGGAAATCGATTCGAAAGAAAGATAGGGGCTTGGTTTACGAAATGGACCGGGTACAAATTTGAAAGAAACAGAGCCGGGAGTGGAGCTTGGCATTCAAACAAGGACTCCACTTCTGATTTAACCTGTACTGATGAAAGGCATGCTCATAGATGTAAGATATCTATTGAATGCAAGAATTATAAAGAGATTAAATTTGAACATCTACTCTTAGGTAATAAGGGTTGTGATATACTGAAATTCTGGGAACAAGCCTCAAAGGATGCAAAGAGAGGTAATAAATTACCTATCTTATGTATGAGATATAATTCGATGCCTTCCGAAGAATTTTTCTTTGTAGTAGGTGTTAAACTTGGGGATATTATTGCCGAGTATGTTACTAAGGTAATGTATATCCAAGTACCCGGAAATACGCTAATGATATTTATGGCTAGCGAGGTATTAAATGTACCCTATAAGTTAATCCATAAGCAAGCTAAAGTAATTCTTAAAAACTCCTAAGCCATGAAGAAACGTACCCCATATTCATATTGCATATTTTATATCGAGAGAAAGTACTGTGACCGAATCAATAAGGAACTCAAGGAAAAGGGGTATGACCAAATCAAGGCAATTATCCCTACAGTAAACGTATTAAGGAAAACAGTAAAAGGTAAGATGGTATTCGAAGAGGTACCAGTGTTATTCAATTATGGCTTTATGAAGATGCCAACAGAATTAGCATTCTCAAGGCCATTCCTTAATAAATTACGTAGGAATATATCAGGAATCAGGACTTGGTTAAGGAATACCGAGACAATGCACCAAAGAAAGAAAAAGGCTAGAATTGATAATGCTGAAGACTTTGACGATTTTTCTTTAGTGGCTACTTGCAGTAGAAAAGAAGTAAGGCGGTTTAAGAGGTTAGCTAAAGAGAACAAAAGATTTTCAGTTGACGATTTAGTTAAGGTGAATCCTGGAGATTACTTAGTACTACGTGGATATCCCTATGAGGGAGTAGATGCCACAGTATTAGAAGTTGACCATCTTTGTAAAAGAGTAAAAGTACTGATATACCCAGAAATGGGAAGAATGGAAGTATGGCTACCTTTTGACAATGTTATCTACAGTGTTTATTTGAACCATGACCCAGATAGGCTTTATGCTAATCAGGGAGAATATGACCCTAATCAGATTACCAATGAAGCAATTGATAGTATAATGAATTTTAGAAGAAGTTAATATGATGAACGAGGCTCAACAAAAGGCATGGAGTTGTTTAATAGACAAAGAACAACAATCATTATTCCTTCAACTATCAGAAAATAAATCTTCATGGGAAGCTGGTGAAATTTTAAAGTTATCTCATTACAAGTATCTTGAAATCCGGGAACGGTCTGAGAAATTCTTTAGGCTATTCTCGGATTTTTTTGAGAAACACACTTCTATTTTTCGACCAGATTGCCCCTGTGAGAGGAATTTCCAAGATTATATGGAGGGATGTTTAGAGAAACGATTAAAAAGAAAAGAAGCAAGCTTATTCACAGGAGACTCAGCTCAATTACTCCCAAAGGTAAACTCTAAAAATATAGAGAGAAACATGAAGAGGTTAAAGGAGTCTGAGGATGAATGGGATATGGACACTCTAAGATTAATTCTTGAATTTGATAGGTGGAATAACTTTAGAATACTTCCAAGGATGCTACAACAGCCTTCTGCATTTAAAAGACGGTCGAATAAAAAAGATAAGATATACATCAAATATCTACTTAATAGGGTACCGGATTGGATGCACACTAAACTCAAGGAAAGGTTTAGGTATAAAGTAAAACCAGGAAAGAAAAAGTATTGGGTAGCTTTAATATCTGAGGACCTATATACCGATGGTTACCTATTGTTACCAGTAAGACCTTTGGATGAAGTAGTAGATGAATTCAGTAGATTTTACATGTATGTATTTAAAACTAAAGATGATGCTGATACCTTTGGTTTTATGGTATCTAAGTTCATGATTAAAACCGAATCTGTTAAGCTTGGACAAAAATTCTGGCCAGAGTACCGTTGCTGTGTGGAAAGAGCAGTAAACTATAATCAAGTGAACAACATAGAATTCAATATTAAGAAATTGGATATGGCTTATAACACACATATCAAGAGAAAGCATAAAAAACCTAAATCCACTGCTGCGAACCGAGCAAAAACCTCGGATTTTTATAAAAATAAATAGAGAAATAAGATAAGATTAAATTATTTATTCTTATATTTGCAAAGAAAATAAATGAATATTTAAAAATATTGATGATATGGCAAAAAAGAGTAGAAAAGACATGAAAGCCCCATCCAAGGAGAAATCAAATTTCCTTGGTGCTTCTGGGAGAAACATGACTTATAAGGATTTAAAGAGAAAGGCTATCATATTAGGGATGCCTTTCCCTGATGCTTGTTCTGCTGGGGTATTTGACTTATTACATTATATCAATGTATCAGAAGAAAAGCCCGATAAATCGTTAATTGATAAATATGACGATTGGATGGATAAGCAATTAGAAAATATTGGGTATTCGAAAGATGACCCATTAAGAAATTCTCGATTAAGGCTTGGGTTTCTCGGAGAAGAAGGGGAAAATGGGCAAAGAAGAACCAAACGAGTTCCTGGGATAAAGAAACCTCGAGAAAAGAAACCACCAAGAGAGAGGGATGAATTTAATCTTATCAAGGGTACAAAGAAATCTTATGTATTCGAATTAACTGCAAAAGGTTTTGAACTTGATAGAGTTATTCGGAGAATGAAAAAGAAATTCCCCGAAGCAAATGAGAAATCTATCAATCTTTGGTATGGAATGGCAAAGAGGAATATAAATGGTAAAACTAAAGGAAAGTAACAACGGACCCATACGACCAGATAGATATTATATATGGACTTGGAGACCAGATACTACCAATAAGATTGTTACTGAAAAGAAATTATATAGGAAACATCTAACCGGTATACCATATTTTACTAGACACCAAGTAAAGGTTACCTTAGTTTATCTTTATGGTGTAGATGTTCTTCAATATATCCATATAATATCTGGGAGGAAACTTATAAAACAAGGCATTAGAGAATTATCCGATATGAATGGTAAACTTCTTAAAAAGGGTAGTACTAAATTCTGGTTTAAGGGTAAATTCGTAAAAGCAAGGAAGTTCATAATGCCCGATGAATATCACATAGATAAACACCGACGAAGAAGATTTATGGTACAAATGCACCGAGTCTTTAAGTCTAAAGGAAAAAAGGAATTCAATGAAAGGTACTCAATCAAACTCTATGGACAACGGCAAGGCATATCTCCCAAGTATACAAGGCAAAAGAGATTACAAATCAATCTTGCTATCCTACAGGATTTACAACAGGCTGAGTCAAGAGGAGAAAAATAAATTCAATCTGTTATTCTTGCAGTATCCTCCATTGGTAAGTTCATTGGCTTTATATTTAAGAAAGAAGATGAACATCCCAATACAAAAGGTACTATTTATCAAAGCACAAAGGGATATGCTTGAAATATTCGATGAGGCATCACTTAAATTTTTAGGGTATTTGCCTAAAGAAAGGTTTATTAAGAAGTCTCTATTATTTCAAGGGTTTGTTTCATTAGAGAGTATTAAATTTAGAAGGTCTTATGCTTATATAATGACAAATAGGATGATAGAAAATAAAATATGGGTCTACCCAATTCGATTATCCGATAACTATAAAACAATGATAAAAGGGAAATACAAATCCTATACCGAAGTATTTGGGAAGGTGGGTATTCCTGGGATAACTAAAATTAAATATAGCAATGAATAATAACGAAGGTTTTAAAATCACAGCACATCAACCAGCAAACCCATTTGCAGGTAAGAAGTTTAAGATAGTCACTTATCAAGGTGACAAGGAACTTGCCTCTCAGGCAATAACAATTGAATCTCAATTAGAATTAAAGACAACTCTAGATGAGATAAAACAATTCAATATTGCTCAGGAGGAATTATTAAAATCTGGGTATACTCAGAAATCCATACTGGTAAAGAAACTTATAACAGAGTGATATAAATAAATTATTAACCAACTTAAACATTACGAAAATGGCTAAGAAGAAAAAAGAAGTGGAACTGAAAGAAGTTTCCAGAACAGAAATCAATGGTGCAATCATCATTAAGTACGAAGACGGCTCAGTAAAGATTATCCCTGCTCCTATCATGCTTTCTGCCGAAGAAGCCGAAGACCTTTTTGGTTCTGAATCCGATGACGAGGAAGAAGAAGAAGAGGAATCGGATGATGAC